ACACTTTCATAGGCTTTCTGTACCCACTTTCCGATTGTACGGCCATAGGGCGGATTCATCCAGCATCGGCCTGTCCACGGCTGCACAAGCCCGTCCTGCTCCTTGGTGTAGTATCGTGCGCACTTCGCATTATCAGGCGTTGCACATACGTCAAGATCAAAGTGATATACCGCATCCTGTTTGTCAAAGAACTCCATCGGTGTTTCCCATTCGCAGGATGCAGAAGAAAACATAGCGTCCTTGTTCATTTGTTACCGCCTCCTCGTCAGGTTGAATTTCATAAGGCTCTCGTCGATCTCCTCCTGGATCACGCCAATATAAATAAGCGTTTCCCGGCGGGAGGAATGGCACAGAATCCTTTGCAGGCTCACCACGTCCTGTGTCATCTTGTAATAGTGATAGCCGAAGGTCTTGCGCAGCGTATGGCAGCCGATATGATCCTTGATACCGGCCTTGCGGGCAATCTCGTTGATGATCTGATAGGCCCGCTGGCGCGTGATGGGGCGCGGCTTGTGATCCGGCCCGCGCTGCTTGCTTTGGAGAATGTATTCGTCGCCGCTGCGGCCTGCCAGCAGGCGGTTTATATCCCTCCGGGCGTGGGGGTTGATAAGGATTTTCGCCTCTTTGCCGGTTTTTTGTGCCTTGATCTCGGCATAATCTTGCCCGCGCAAGTCCCGCACCCGGAAGCGGCGAATATCTGATATGCGCAGGGATGTGTTGAAACCGACGACCAGCAGCAGCTCCCAGCTCACTTCGCCGGTTTTGCGCTTCCTGTCGTGTTCATGGGCTATATCGAGGCACTTATAAAGCAGCTCCATGTCCCGGATCGGCTGCACCGCTTTCATTCTGTTTTCACTCCCTTGTAATATGACAAATAGAAAAGGTCAAATAAAATCCCCCCCGGCAATTTCGCCTGCCGGGGGTGCGCGTTATGCCGTTATGAGAAAGGCGACGCCGGTTTTACTCAGCGTCGCCAGCTTCGGGCGGCTGCGTCGGCTCATCATGGAACATGTAGTCGATCAGATACTCCTTGGCGGCCTGCTCGTCGGTCGGCATGTTGCCAGGAAGGGCGAATCCGTTTGCCCTCGCAAAGCCGATAATCATTTCAAGCGGCCAATGAGTGATCTCCATATCAAATTCTTCCCCGGTCAGCTCCACGGCATCCTCAACCTCTACGGCAGGAAGGAGCTGCCCGCTCTGCCATTCCTTGAGCTTGTTCCACAGATCGTACAGGAAGTTCGTGCCGCGCCCGATGGCAATGCCGGTCAGTGCGTAGAAGATGTACTCTACCCACATGGGATAGTCAGCCTCCACCACATAGGCCAGCATATTGATCTTGCACGTCACGGCCAGCAGAACGCCCATACCCATGGAAACGTACTCGCTCACCGTAAGCTGAGTTTCGCCCTTCGTCCAGATGGGCTTGATCGCGTTGACAATCGCCTCGATGAACAGGGCAATCAGGATCACGTCGGTAATTTCAAGAAACATGGTATTCCCTCCTAAAAGAATGATTTATGAAAAGGGGCGGGGTTGCCCCCGTTTCCGGCCCGCCCTTTTTCGCGTCATGTGTGCGCCCGTGCGCGTGGTGAATACGGAAACCCTCCGCCGATCAAAAGCGAAACGGTTTTCGCTTTTATGTCCGCTTCTGCGGCGGCCTGCTGTCCAGCTTGAGGATTTCTTCCTCGTAGTGTTCGGAAAGGTGATTTCTGCCTTTTGCCCGGTAGCTCTTGTGCATTTGGCAGAGCATTTCCTTTTTTGATCCGGGACACCATCCCTGTTGTGTGTAGAACTCCTGTGCCTGAGAAAGACGCTCATACTGCAAATCGCCGATGTCATCCGTCAGCAGCACAAGCGTGCTGTTGAGCTGGCTGAGAACTTCGCGCATTTCCTTTCGGAAAGCCGCCGCTTCCTCCTGTGCGGCCTTTTCCGTTTTGAGCCATTCTTCCTTTGCTTTGCGCTTGGCGTCGCGTTTCTGTTGAATGCGTTTCTTGATGGGGTTAAACAGGATGAGGGCCAGCAGACCGAGAATCGCCGATATAGAACCAGCAATCCCGCCCCACTCGTTGATCTGTTCCATCGGCTTAACCCTCCTTGACCTCGGTGTACTTGCCGCTGATCCAGCCGATCTTGCCGCCCACCTCAACGGCGTGCCAGCCCAGGGCCTCGGCGGTAGCGACGTAGGGCATGATGTCGCCCTTGTTTACGCGGGTCAGCACCTTGTAGGTGGTGGCAGGGCCGCTTCTCACGTTCACGCTGTCGCCAGTCGCAACAACGTGCTTTCCGGCGGGAATGGCAGGCGTATCGTCGTCGTCCGCTCCGTCGTTTTCGCCCTTGGTGATGTCGTCCAGCACGCCCATCAGGGCCTTGTGGGTGATGGAGCCGTACTTGCCGTCCACTTCGATCTGTGCGAAGCTCTGGAAGCGCTTCACGGCCTTTTCGGTCTTTTCGCCGTAGCTGCCGTCTACGCCGTCGTTCTTCTCGCCGTAGGTGCCGAGATCATAGCCCATGCCCGCAAGGATGCTCTGCAAATGGGCCACGTCGTCGCCCTTGCTGCCGCGCTTGAGCAGGCGGCTGCCAAGGGTGTACTTGACAGGCTCCGCCGTGCCGCCCTGTGCAGGCGTATTGGTATCAGCTTCCGTGCCATAGTCGATGAAGGGCAGCATGTACCAGTGCGTCCATTTGCCGGAAGAAAGCACGGTTTCTTTGCAGCCGTAGGAAAAGCCCTTGAACTCGATGACCTTGCCATTGCCGACGTAATATCCGACATGGCCGGAGAAGGTCACGGCCAGACCGACGATCTCCGGGATGGTGCTGATCGTGCCCCAGGGCATACCCTTGTCTTTGGCATGGGCAAACATGCTGTTTGCGCCCTTGTCCGGGCATTTGTTGGAGCCGTATTTGCTGGTGATGCTCTTGTCGTTGCCGATGGCCTCCACAACACCCTCGCCGCCGTTCGTCCAGGCGTACCCTTTGGCTGCGCCGATGCAGTCCGCGCACACTTCCTTGGCGGCAATGTGCTTGTTGTAGGTGGCGGTGCGGTTGTCCTTGTAGTGGCTGGGGTACTGCTTCGCCTTGCGGGATCGCAGGCTGTTGGTGCATTTGTAAATGCAAGTGCCGTACCAGTACGGGCGACCCACCATTTCCCTCAGAAACGCAACAAAGTGTTCATTGGTAAAGGGGATCAACGCACGGTTGGTCGTGTTCTCTGCCATTTCCGATTCATCATCCTTTCCGTAGTTCGCCGCGATTTTCGCGCCGACATAATAAAAACCGAGTATCTCACGATACCCGATTCCGTGATTGGCAGCCCACGCCGCGCCATACTGGCTCATGCCTACGCCGTGGCCCTTGGTAATGCTTTTCCCGGCTGCTGTGCGCTCCGCGCAGGCCGCAGCATCCCATGGGTCGTCCTGGGCGATCAGATAGGGCCGATAGCCGCCCCAGCGTTCCTCACTGCTGGTGGTGCGTCCGCCGTTGGATGAAGAATAGCTGCAAGTCTTGAGGATATTTCCGTCGTAGGTAAGCACCATACCGGCAGTAAGCGCCGCTGCTTCGTTGGCATTGGGATATTGCGAGGCATCCCAGCGCGAAGCACGGAAAGCCTGATGGGTGCTGCTCTTGTCCGTGATGCACTTATCGTCGCCGATGTAGTGCATCGCAAAGGTTCTGGCTGCGATGGCCTGCGCCTTGCAAGCCTCGATATGAGAATTTCCGATTTCCGATGCAACCACACCGGCCACATATTCTTCAATCTCGATGTTCACAATATCGCCCGCAACACAGCCGAAATAATTCAGATTCTCCGCCCGCGATAGCTTGACGCGGATAATCATTGGTTGTCACCGCCTTTCTCGGTCGCTGCCTGTGTGGAGTATGGCTGCCGTCATGAAGCCGATCATTGCGCAAAGCGGGACGATCCAGAGCAGATGCAGGATGTTGATTTTCATAGGTCTATCACCTCGCCGCTCTCGCACCATGCCCGGAACCGGGCGCGTATGTCCTCCTCCATGCCGTCCCAGGGAACCACGCCGCGAACAATCCGCACGCTGATGTCGTATTCCCTGAAACCATCCTCCGTGGGGTAAATGGTGACGTCCGGCATCAGGTAAACATCTACCGTGCCGTCGTCCTTCTCGTCGATGGCGTAAAAACGCCGCCCTTTTGCAGGCGGCTCTTTTGCATCCGGCAGCATTATGCCGCCTCCTTTCGCTGAAAAGCTATATTCCGCTCGATCCACAGCCGCACGCTATGGGCATTGCAGTTGACCGTCATGCCCATGTAGCTTTGCAAGGATTGCATTGCGCTGTCATAGCTGATGGCGTTGGCCGCGTAAAGCTCCGAAATATGCTTGAGGCAGCTCTTGATATGGCGGATGGTTTTCTTGCGCAGCCTCAGTCCATGAGGCGTTACGCGATAACCCACAAATTCGCATCCCTGTGTAGTGGGGACAATCTGGCTCTTTGGGCTAAGATCAAGGTGCAGTTCGTCCCTGAGAAAGACATCAATCTGCGCCATGATCCGTCGTGCTTCTTCTCGTCCTTTGACCAGGATGCAGAAATCATCCATGTACCGAACATAGTAATGCAGGCCGAGTATGTGTTTGCAATACTGGTCAAGCCGGTTCAGATAGATGTTTGCCGTTTCCTGGCTGGTCAGGTTGCCAATCGGCATACCCACATCATACAGCCGCTTCTCCTTCGGGCAGTCGTTCGCACTGGCTCCCGGCGGCAGTCCAAAAGGAACGTCCGGGTTGTTGAGGATCACCGACATCAGCCGCAGAAACCACTCGTCGTCCGTGTAGTCCCGGTAGACATCCAGGGCGATTTTGTGATCCACGCGGTAGAAATACTTCGATACGTCGCACTTTATCAGCACCCAATCCCTTGCGTCGGGCTTTCGGCTGATAAGCTGCACCCAATTCAGCAGGCATCGGGCCGCAGGGAGCGTGCCTTTGTTCTTCCTGCATCCGTAGCTGTGCTGAATAAAACGCTTGTCGGCGTATGGGTTGAGCTGACGATAGATGGCCCATTGCACCACTCGATCCCGGAACCCCAGCGCCATGATAAGGCGCGGTTTGGGGTACTTGACATAGAACTCTCGATACGGGCCGACGGTGTATGTGCCATCCAACAGATCCTTTTGCAGATCGAAAAGGTTCTCCTCAAGGTTGAAGGTGAATGCCAGCACGTCCTCGCGGTAGTGCTTTTCCTTCGCGGCGTCCTCGTATGCGGCATATAGGTTCTCAAAGGAACAGATGCGTTCTTTCAGATGTTGCAGCTTCTCCAAAGACACGCCTCCGTTTCGACCATGCGTGGCGTTTCCGCTCGGCGTAGGCTGTTTTTCTCTCCCGCAGGCAAGCCCGTCTTTGAGGTCGGGCAAAGCCCGACTAATCGGATGCAATGCTTGCATTGCGCCGATGTAGCCAGCGCACGGTTTTTATACCGTGTGATGGCCGTACCGGGATAAGCTGCCAGCAGCCATAGCCTTACGCCCTTCCGGGCGCTTCATGGGGATTCGTAATCTGCATGTTTCCTCAATAGGTGCAGGTTACGAGTGTTGTTTCCGGGATATATTGTCGCGTATCACGCATGTATGCGCGTTATAACGCGCACGCCCGCGTAGCGATTACGAAAACCCTCCCGGACGGAAATGCACCCCTCCCGTTTCTGTGCTGCCGGTCGTTCGTAACGTGCCGGTCACTCGCTGTGATCGGGAGCGCGGGCGACCGCCATAGTTCGCGTTGGCGTTGGAACGCGGGTTGTTGCAATTCAGATAAGCCATGCCCGCGTTGGACGTGTTGTTGTAGTTGCCGCCGCGCCGCGCCACGCGCTCACAAAAGGCCGTGGCAATAATGGCCGCCAATTCTCGGCGCATTCCCAATATGTAAAAGCATCAGGCTTTCACATCGTCTTTCCGCTCTGCCTGCTGCTTGAGCCATCCGCCGATGATCCTGCCGATCTCGATGTTCAGAAGCACCCATTCCTCATGCTGGCCCGGAGTAATCAGGCCGCGCTTCTCGCCTCGCTTATCCGTGAAGGTTGTCTTGGCGATTCTGCGGATATGGATGCGCACCTGGGCATTCTTGATGTCCAGCTCTTGCAGGGTAGTTTTCTTGTGGTACTTCTTCGCCGCAGTAATGCACAGTTCTTCCATGTCGGCCAGCAGCTTATAAAGCCTCTCGCCGTAGGAATTTTTGTACAGGCGCGGCCATCTGTTCACCACACCATCCACCCGGTTCAGCAGATCGTCGATCTTTTGCAGGGCAAATTGCCCATTCAGCAGGGCGTCATCATTAAAACTGCTCATAGCATCAGAAAGGGGGATGCGCTATCGCGCACCCCCACAGAGTTCAGATTTCAGGGATCAGGGATTCAAACGGGAGCGCGGGCGACCGCCATAGGCCGCGTTGGCGTCGGCCCGCGGGGCGTTGCAATCCAGATCAGCCATGCCCGCGCTGGACGTGTTGCTGTAGTGGCCGCCGCGCCGCGCCACGCGCTCGTCCTGCGTCATGTGGACATAGAAATATCCCTGAACAGTCGTACCAGGAATGGGAGCCAAGCCCAGCTCGTACATGATGGAGGGCATGTAGGGAATATTGGTCGTGTTCACGCCCATGGACGCGAAGGTAGTGCCGCGATATTCGCCATCGAAGGTAGGCTCCACGGTGTCAATGGTGATCTTGCTGTTCTGCCAGGTGTAGTGAAGCGTGCCGGGAGTGCCAGGAGCAACCAGCGTATAGCCGTTGTCGGTCTTGTTGGGCAGGATCGCTTTCCACGCACCGTTGGCGGAACAGTCGGCGGTCGCGTCGGCAGCGTTGTTGTTGTCGCCGAGAATCTGGATTTCGCAGTTGACCAGACGGAAACCGTATACCTGTTCAAAGGCATTGCCCTGGATGTCACACAGGTTGCCGGGATCGCTGCCGAGATACCAGTCGATGGGGCCGGAGCCAGTCAGGGTGTTGTAGCCACTGAACTTGCTATCCGCGTTGTACTGGCTGGGGTTTGCAGGCGTGCCGCCCACATGCTTTCCCTTCTTCCAATACAGCGGAGAATCCACGGGCAGCAGCTCCTCAGAGGAAGTATGCGCCTTGATGCACTCATACAGCCAGCCACGGAAAGAGCGCTTGTCGCCGACGTTGTAGTTCTTCGCCAACTCCCAGGGCGTAGCGTCGCGGTAATCGCAGCCCCAATAGTTATTGCCGTGCGGCTCCCACTTGTTCTTGTGGGCCAGCAGCAGCATAAAGCCGTGGTCGGCAATGGTGATGCCGGATGCGCCGTTGCCAAAGGCACGCATCTTCTGCAAGAACGTGTCATGGTGCATGGAAACGCGCGGGGGCATGTTGGGGAGGGAATACTGAGTACCGTTGCCCTCCAGCTCAGAGGACATGTACTTACCGATCAGGATAGCATCCTCCTCAACATTGTTGATGACGAAAGCCGGGTGGACGTGATCCGGCAGGGAAGCGTCCAGATCGGAGCTTTTCATCTTCGGGAATTTGCAGAAAATACTCGGATTTCCTTTCGCGTCATACTGCACTACGTTGCCATACTGACGCGCAAGCTGTTCCAGAGGGGAATTGTTCATGCTGCATTATCCTCCTTATTCGGTCTTGAGTTTCCACAGGGAAGGAACGTTCGGGGGTTCCCATCCAGCCTGCGAGGTGTGGCCCTGCAAACAGGTGTAGGCGCTGCCCTCGTAGGTGCATTCCGCGCCCGTGGCGTAATCGGTATCGGGCTGCCATTCAGTGCTGCCTTCCGGCTGCACACGACGGAAAAGCGACTGCGTGGCCGTGCCGGGTTCCCACCCGGTCTGCGTGGTGTGCGCCTGAATGACGACGAACATGCTGCCGCCGTACATCACGGTATCGCCGACAGTAAGTTTCATGTCGGGCTGCCATTCAGGCGTTGCGGCGCTCATGTCAATCAGTTCCTCGTCGGTTACTGTATCGTTGGCGACGGCATAGCGCAGGCCCGCGTCCATCCTGCGACGGACGGCGCGGAAGGGCGCGATCTTCGCCTGACGTGCGGCCTCCCGCTGTCTTTCCATCTCGGCAATTTCCTCGTCGGTCATACCGGGTTCGTAGGGCATGTGAACTTCACTCATGGTTTATCCTCCTTATCAGGTAGTCAGGGCGGCGGTCTGTGCCTCAAGCTCCTCGATGCGGTCAGCCTGCGCCCGGAGCTGGGCCTGCGTGATGGTGAAATACATGTCGAACGCAACCGAAAGATGCTGCAAGGCATCCTCAATGTTGTTGAAGTTGGTCGCGCTCTGAGGCGTACCCTGCTGCAGCACTTCGCCAGGAGCAGGGGTGTGGGTCACGCTGCCGTCGGCGTTGGTGACTTCGGTAAAAGTCCTCGGGCGCTCGACGACGTGATCCTGCCATTTGGTGCGGTTATAGGCCACGGGTCATTCCTCCTCATTCTTCGATGATGGTAAAGCGGAAACGGTACAGAATACCTTCCTGCGCATCCTTCCGCGTGATGCTCTCGGCCTTGCTTGCCCACAGCGTACCGTTGTGGTCGAAAAGCTGTACTTCCGTCACGGTGATGTTGCCCGCTACGGTGTGGTCGATGATGAAGGTAACTGCGATACGGCCATCAGCAAGCACCTCGGCGGTCTGGATTTCCGCCTGGTAGTAGGTGCTGCCGACTTTGTATCTTGCATACGCAATGCTGTTTTTCAGGTGATTGCGCAGCGAATTAAGGGCGCTATTCGTCAGCATGGTTTTCCTCCTCTCCGTTAGATTTCATCGCTTCCGCACAGGTTCTCGTCCGTGCATGGCGAATACGAAAAGGCCGTAGCCTTGCCGTCTGTTTCCGTCTGCGCCTCGCCATCGGCAATCACGCCGATGATGTTATTCTCCGGGCGTGTACCGGCTTGCGCATCCTCGCTGGTGGCGGGGTATGGATAAACATATCCCTCTGCCACCGGCGCAGCAGTGATCCGGCTTTCGCCAAGGCCGCCCACGGTGGTTTCTTCTGGCAGCGTACCGGCCTGCGTGTAGGGAAACACATGCCCTCGCGTGTTGCGCGTGGCGATAACGTAAACCTCATCCACAAGCCTGCTGATGATGCTTTCCTCCGGGTATGTACCGGCGTAAAGCCCATCGCCGGTCAGAGGCGGGCAAAACCTTGCCAGCTCTCCGCCCTCGCCGGAAACGATGATCGTCGTGCCGCTGCCAAGGGCGATGTCGTCAAGCACACTGCGCACATTCTTGCTGGCCTCGATGGCTCTGCGCAGCCATGCTTCGTTTGCGTCGTTCCATTCGCCGGAAACGGTCACGCGGAAGTGGAAGGGATCACCGGCGTACTGCCAGTGTTCCTCAAGCTCCACCTGGTCAAAGAAGCCCTCAATGAAGTTGTAGATCGCCTGCGGCGTGCCAAGGGCAGAATAAAGCGGCGTTGCATCCTTGATCCAGCGCCGCTTTGTTTCAATATTGGCATTGTGGTCATACAGGCAGCCAAGCTCCCAGGCCATTTCATCCAAGCGCCATTCGGGCATTTTGTCGATGTCTTGCAGATTATCAACGCCCGTCTGAATGGTGCTGCACATGATCTGCAAGGCCCGCTCAATGGCCTTTGCCATGGCGTAGCCGTTCTTATCGGCCAAAATGAAGTCGGGGAAAAGCTGATGAATCGTAAAGTCGATCATGTGGTCATCACCGCCAGCGTGATCTTGCCCTTGCAATGGGCGTTTTCGGCAATGGTGGTATACTGCACAGCGCCGTTGTTGAAATGGCTGCCGTCGCCCCATACAACGCGGATCGCGCCTGCCTGGTAGAGCATCGCCATCAGCTTGTCAGGGTTAAAGGCCCTGCCGATTTCTTCATCCTGCCACTTCTGGTATTCCTCTACCGCCTCGCCAATGGCCGTCGTGATGTTGCTGCCCGCCTCCTGTGCATACTGCACTTTCAGCTCGTAGGGCATCTGCGTGGCGCGGTATACCTCCACCGTGTCGGTCAGCGGTCGCACGTCCTGGGCATTCAGGGCGGCGCTCACGCTGTCCAGAATGGCCGCAGCGCCGGTGTCGCTTGCCAGCAGCAGATAGATGCCGACCACGCCAGCGCCCAGGTTGAGCGCCCGCGCGTCCAGAATTTCGCTGGTCACGTTCATTGCGGCGCTCTCATACTGCGTCTGCGGGCCGGTGGTGGTGTTGATAAGGCCGAAGTTGCGGATGCGTTCGCGGTAAACCTCGTCGTCCTCCTCGTCCTGGCCTCCGCTTGCATCGCGGATGGCGTATACGCTGAGAACCGCCGGATTCGGAACCATGAATTGCATCTGCGTACCGGCAAGCAAGCCGTTGCCAAGGCCGCCAGTTTCCCGACAAATCACCTCGGCATTGATGGTCTGCTCATAGCCGGTCTGCTCCACTGCCTCGGTCAGCAGATAGAGATGTTCACCGTCGGCAGTCAGGGCCGTACCGGCGGCAAGGGTTTTCGCTGTGCCGCTGGCCCGGAATTTGATTTCCACGGTACAGGTCGCAGCCTCCGCAGGAATGCGGATGCAGTTGCGCTTCTCGCCGTAGATGTCCAGGTATTCGCCCACAGCATAGCGCAGGGTGTCCATCCTCAAGGCTGCATCTACGCCAGCAAAGACCTGAGTAACGATGGCCTGGACGCCGCGCAGCAGCATTTCCTTTTCGTCGCCCGGATAAAGAATATCGCCGCCCGCTTCAACGTAGGCGACGATCATTTCCTTCCAGAGTTCTTCGGGATCGTATGCCAGATAATGATTCTCGTTGTCCAATCTTCTCACCTCCGTTACTCGTCTATGGTCACTTCAATGGTGGCCGTAATGATGATGTCGCCGTTTTCATCCATGGCGCACTCGCCGTCCACGATCTCCACGTCCGGCTCCCACAGCATGATCCTGTCCAGCTCCGGCAGCAGCTTCTCTTGCAGCTCCGGCAGCGGCAGCTCATAGAAAGCGGGATCGAAACCGCGATAGCGGTCATAGGGTACTTCGCCCATCCGGCACATCAGAAGGTTTTTCGCGTTCTGGACCGTTCGCAGGATGATGTCGTTGTTGCACTCAAAATCAATCGGTGCAGGCCGGTTGGTAATCTGATATTGTGCCATGCTCTGCCTCCTCTGTTACTTTTTAAGTGCTTTGATCTTGTTCTTGATGACGCTTGTAACTTTCGACACGACGGAGGTTTTCTTCGTGGTGGAAGATGTTTTCTTGGCATTGTTGACGGCTGCAACGGCTGCTTTCAATGCACTTGCAGTCTTACTTGCTGTGCTTACAGCCTTAACTACCGTCGTTGCAGTCTTGGCTACTGCCGCCACCGCACCGGCCACTGCGCCAACAACAGCCGCCGCCGTCGTTTTCTTGGTCGTGGTGGTCGATGTCTTTTTGGTGCTGGTTTTCTTGCTGCTGGACGAGCTGCTGGAACTGCTGGACGAGGAGGACGAGGAGGACGAGGAACTGCCCGTTCCATCGTACTTCGCGCACTGTTTCATTGTCAGCTTTACCTTGCAGCTGATCCATGTGCCATTGGGGGCAATCGTTGTTTCGCTCACAGATGCCTCCGTGAGCATGAGCTGACAGGTAATCAGCTTTTTGCCGCCCATGTAAAAGTAGTTCTTCGCGCCCGACCGCGCTTCATCCACGAATTTCAGCGCCTCATTCTTCACGTCGCAGCCGGTCAGGGCATTCAGCTCCGCCGTCAGCGTAATTTCGGAGGGATTGCTGTTTTTTCGGGAAACGTATTTCTGGCCGTCGCTGGTCTTGTCCTCGGTTTCGCTGCTGCCCTTGATTGTCAGCCCCGTAAAACCTCGGATCAGCTTCGGCGACACCGTGAAGGAGTGTCCATTCCAGGAGGCAATTTCAGCCATATTTCATCACTCCTTCCACGGCGCAGTGCTGGGCGCGTATTCGTTTTCGTTCTCGTTTTCGGGAATTTCTACGACCGGCAGGGAAAGCACTTCATCGCCCCGGAACACCGCACGCCGTACATATCCGGGATTAGCGTTCATCAGGTCGGCGGCGTACTTTTCATGGTCGTAGATGTTCAGCGCTACCTTGTCAAAGGTTTCACCGGCGCTGCAACGGTATACATAACCACTCAATTCAACCATTTATGCGTACACCTCCACATCGTCGTGCATTTGCTTTTCACTCCACCAGCGGTCGAGCCGTTCCTTGTCCTCGATCAACTTCTGCTCAACGCCGTTCGCGTCGTTGGCGTAGATCGTCGGGGAATAGATGATCTGCGCAGGCGTGCCGCCTCCGGCATTCAAGCCACCGTTGCGGGCAATCAGCTCCGGCCAGGTAAAGCCTGCGGCCTCGCGGGCTGCATTGAACAGGCTTGCCACGCGGTCGGTATGTTCCTCCGGGATCGCCCATTCCGGGCCAGCTTCGCCGAAGATGGAAGCCTCGGTAGCTCGTCCGCCCTCTGCAAACAGAGGGAATTTCGATCCGCCGATAAGGCTGTTGCCGCTGCGGATGCCGGAATAGGAAACCCGCGCCGTCAACGTCGGGCTACCCCAGGCGGCGTACAGTGCCGCAACAGCACTGCTGCCCGCGGTCGTAGCATCAGAACTGATGCCGGTGGAATCCACCGTAGCATCAAGCGTGGGATCGCCATAACCGGCCATAAGGGATGTTTCTGCCGCCGCGCCTGCCGCTGCCGCTTCCGCTTCCATTCCTGTTGCGTCAATGGTTGCATCAGGCTCCACGGTTGCGGGAATAACCTGTTCACCGGCTGCGGCCTCTACGGCTCCCGGAGGAACCACCGGCTCCACGGTCGCGGTGATTAGGTAATCCTCTGCGTTGATGTCGCCGTACATGAGCTGCCAAGCCGCCGCCTGGTCGCGGAATGGGTTGCTGGCTTCTGCAAAGGAGCCGCCCATATCAGCCAGCACCTTTTCAAAGTCATACACATTCTTGAGAGCAGTGGTCAGGTTGCCGACCTCACCCTGCGCAGATGTTCCGATCTCAGCCCACTTCGCGCCAATATCCACATCCGGCAGGCCCTCTATGCCAAGGCCCAGCGTGTCAAAGAACTCCGACACATACCACGCAGGGTTTTCATCGAGCATTTCACGGGCAGTCGTGGCGTTGTGACTGTACAGATAGTCGCCGATTTGCAGCGCATCGTCCAGCATTTTAGGAATCAGCGCAATGGATTCGCTGTCCATGTACGGGCCAAGAATCTCCGTCAGCTTGTTGCCGACGCCAGAAAGCCCGTGTTCCCCGCGCCATAGATCGTAAAGCTGATCGTCAAGCGGGTTATCTTCGCCAAACAACGGCATTCCATCCGGGAACAGCGCACCCCAATTAACCGCATCAGGGGAAACCTCGCCGTATTCGTCGCGCTTCAGATCGCCATTGGCATACAGCCCGGAGAGGAATTGCCACGCCTCGCCATAGCCGCTCTGGCTCATGAGAGCGTCGAATACCGCCATCGTGACCTGTGCGTTGTCGTCCTTGTACCCCTGAACCTTTGCCGCGTACTGAGCATCCATGTCGGCCAGGAAAGCCGTCTTGTCCTCCTCGCTGTATGCTGCGCCGGTAATGGGGTTGATCCACCCTTGCCTGATGGCCTCGTCGTAATAAACGCCCCACTTAGCCCGCTCGCCGATGTGTGTTTCTTCGGCTGCGGCCAGATTGGCATTCATGATCTCCGTCTGCTCGGCGAGGAAGGATTCTGCGCTGTCCCAGCTTACGCTTTGGGCTTTATGGAGCTGCTTTGCAAGCTCGGCTTCCTGATCTGCTTTTGCAGCAAAGGCCATGGCGTCGTTGTACGCCTGCATCTTTTCCATGATGACGTTATACTCGTTGCCGGTAATAATGCCGTCATCCATAGCCGTGCCAAGCGTTTCTCCAAACTCGCGGCCAAGCTGTTCCGCCTGCCCTACGAGGTTTTCATACATCGTATCGGCAAGCAGGATCGCGCCCGCATACTCGTCATCCGTGGCGGCGCTGTCAAGGCCGCCAAACAGCATCGTGAGATAGCTTGCGCTCTTGTCAAAGCTGGCACTGATACCGGCAAGCAGCTCATTACCCATCGTCTCTCCGAGCGAGGTAATGCTGGCAATCTGCTCCGGGGTGAGCGTTGCGCCGGTAATCACGCTGGTCAGCAGATCGCCGGAGAGTGTCGTGCTGGCCGTTTCAAAGTTTTCCACTGCTGTTTGCAGGGCAGTGTTGTAGTTGTTTACGTCGGTGTAGGTGCTGTTGAATGCGTCACCAATTCCGTTGACGTGAGCAAGGAGCGCTTCGGTGTCCAGCTCCATTTCGCCAAAGTTGGCTGCAAAATTGGCTTCGCCGAGTTGGTAGAGTGCGCCCGCTGCTGCAGCAAGGGCTGTAAGACCAAGGGCTGCCGCGCCGATGGGGGTCATGGCAAAGCCGATCAGACGGAAAGCACTGCCTGCAAGAAGCAGCGTGGGGCCAGCCGCAGCAATGCCCGTCGCTGCGCCGAGAAGCACTTCCAGCTTGTCCTTGTCCATGTTGGCAAGGCCATTCACGATGTCCGTCATGAAGTCGGCCACGCCCTCGACCGCAGGTGCAATGGTTTCGCCGATGGTCGTCTGGAAAGCATCCCAAGAAGCGGTAAACTCGCGCAGAGCGCCGCCCAGGCCGCCCTCCATGGTAGCAGCCATGGATTCGGTATAGCCTGCGCTGCCGCCCTCAATCTGCTGCTGATAGTCAATGATCGTGCCGAGCGCCGCCATCAGGTTCAGTGCCGTGGTGGTGGTGCGCTTGCCGAACAGATTGCCCAGCATCTCGTTCTGCTCTGACTCAGAGAGCGTAGAGAGAGCCGCGTTCAGTTCGCCGATGATCTGGATAGCCGGTTTCAGTTCGCCGGTCGTCGAATCGTAGACTGACAAGCCCAGCTCGTTCATGGCGTCCGCCGTATCGTTTACGTCAATACCGGCTTCTTCCATGTAGGATTCAAATTCTGCCCATTCCTCCTCGGTCACGCGCAGGGATTGAATCAGCTTATCCTTGCTCTGCGTCGGGGCAAGCAGCGTCAGCATGAAGTTTCTGAGCTGTGTACCGGCGTTCGTTCCCTGCATGTCGGAACCAAACTGAGAAATGCCGCCCAGGATGGCGAGAATTTCACTGCTTCCGCCTGCAAAGAACTGTGCGCCGCTGCCAAGGCGCTGCATGGACTGGCCCAGGGTGTCGATGTCCGCAGCGCTGATGGCGGCGGTTTTCGACATCTGATCGCTGAGTGTGTTGGCATACTCCATCGGCATACCAAGCGCATTCAGCGTGTAGTACAAATAGTCCAGGCTGTCGGCAAGGTCGATGTTTGCCGCCGTCGCCAGGTTCATGACGGTGGGCATCAGCGTTTTGGTTTGCTCCATGTTCAAACCAAGCTGCGCCATCATCACTTCGGCCTGCGCGGCCTGATCCATTGTGTATTTGCTCGACTGAGCAATGGTCTTGTTATACTCGTTGAGGACGCGCATTGTCTTGTCGTCATATTCGCCAAGCGCCTGCACTTCTCGCATTACGTCGTCGTACTCGACGTATTCCTCAACACTTTCTTTTCCAAAGTCGATAATCTTTTGACTGAGGGCATCAATGTGATTGCCCACGTTAATTAGGGCTGTACCAATGTTTCCAAACGTATTATCTACTTTGCCACTCAGTGTGATAACCGTTTGGAGTGTCTGCTGTCCCATTTTTCACCGCCTTACTGCGGCGATTCGGTCAGAACGCCGCGAGGATTGCTCCGTGTCCGTCGTCAAACACGAAAAAATAAACGCGGTCACCAGCCTTGTAGGCCGTGCCGCTTACGGATGGGATCGCAGGCGTCATAATGCCGTCGCGTGTGAGGGATTGCACCTTATAGCCGCCCTCGCATACCTCGGCAATGATCCCGCGCTCGATGTTCGCTCCATAATTATTTTTCATGATTGTTCCTCGCTCGTCTGTTTGATATATTGCTGTCCGTACTGGCAGGCGTCCAGGCATTCGCACTGGCGAAAAACCACGCATCTGCTGTCCGCTCCGCTGCACAAATAGCTCTTGATAAGTCGGTTGGTGCTGATATTCTTGATCTTTTTGTTTTCTTTTTCTTTATATTCAGCCGGGGCAACGCCCGGTTTGATCGCGTGATAAATGGGTAGTCCTCTGATCTTGTCCATAGGAATCACCCAATCGTCTTGATGCAGCGGAGCAGTTTGGCTTTGCTTCTCTTGTGGAAGAAGTCATGCTCCACCTCGTCAATCAGCCATTGGCCGTCTGCATCTGTCGGACTGTCAACGTCAATTCTCGTCATGGCCGTCAGGCCGGGGTTGTATTCCATGCCCACGGTCAGCTCCTCCGCAGTCCTGTTGCAGCAAAGAAGCAGCCCACGCGCCCATCTGGCCGCCTGCGCTGCATCCATGGCCGGATAGTCAGTGAAAACCTCATGCTGTCCATAGGAGGCTTCCACGTCCTCTGCGCCGCCGTTTGCATACGGCGTCTTGATGGTGATACCGGCCAGCTTCACATCGTCGCGCCTCAGATAGTGCGTTCCCGCCTGATCGGCGCTGATCCTGATGGTCTGCGCGGTCTCCATGGCCTGCGCGTATTCGATGGAGATTGCGGTCAAGCGCCCGTTCAGTGCTTTCAGAACCGCGCCCTCGCATTGTAAAATCCGGCTCAGAAATGCCGGAGCGCCCTCTTTGTGGCGCATCAGATAAGTGTAGGTAATATCTTTATCAATGCCAAACAAGGCGCTGTCCATGCCGCATTCTGCGGCGCAGGCAGCCATGATGTCGGCAATGCGCATTCCTTCGTAGGCGGTATATACCCTGCGCCGCGCTGCGCTGGGCAGGCTCGTCGCAATGATCCTGTACTTGCCTGCCGTAGGTAGAACAGAATTGAGAAACAGAATCCCGGTGCTGTACCCGTCCATCTGAACCTCAAGCACATCGTCGCGCTGCGGCTGCCATCTGTACCATGCTGCGGCATTTTCCAGCTCAATCTCTATGCTGTCACATCGCCCGCCCGAAACGTCGCGGTGAACGCATTTCACCACGTCCACCTCGCGGGTGATGTCCGTCCCCTCGTAGAAAAGCTGCATTCTGCCGCCTCCTTAAAAAGCGGAGCGCCGCCGGGGGCGCTCCGCGTTATTTCTTGTTCCTTGCTTGAATTACTGTGTGGATCGCATGTACAAACTCGTTGAACATGCTGATCGTCATATCCATAAACACATTGATGGGTGTATGGCTTGCCATGGCGGCATCAGTTATTCGCCGTATGTATTCTTCCCGGCTTCCTGTGCCGACCGTACCAAAAAAACTGTAGCCACCTGAACCGCACGCTGCGCATCAGAGAGGCTGATCCTTTCTTTGATGTCTTTGGCATCGTAGAGGCGACCGCCCTTGTCGTCCACCGGGGCCGACTTTGCAGCGGCAGCGGCAAACAGAGCAAGAGCCTGTTTCTTGGAAACCTGGAAAACGTTCCGGCTGGCGGTGTCAGAATCCATAGCCTCGACATATTCCCAGCCGCTCAGCTTGGTAAAATCGTAATGCAATACGGAAACATCTGCGCTTCTCGCGCGGATCGGCACGGCCAGCTCCAGCGTGCCTTTGGAAATCATGCTCAGAGTGATGGGAGCGGGTTTCTGTGCTTCCTGCTCCTTGGGCTGTTCCTCAACCTGGGGCTGCTCATTCTTCTTGATTTCTTCGCTCATGGTATTTTTCTCCTTGTTTTTTTGATGATGGAATGGGGCGGGAAAAACGAAAATGTTTGCGCTTTTCCCGCCCTTTGGATTAGTTCAGCAGATTCTCGATCTGGTTGGTGTAGTCAACGCCGTTGAACTTGATAACGCCCGCCATCGCGTCAATGATGGTCGTCACCTCGCCGTTGATTTCTTCCTCGTAGCGCAGCACAGAATACTTGTCCGTGCTGCCGAAGGGGTTGCCGGTTTCGATGTTGCCCTTCTCGGTGGACTTGTGAACGCCGGTAATGCGGAACTTGACGCTCTCATGCTCAATCTCACCGGCAGCCACGGCGTAGCGCTGGCGCACAATGCGGGTTTCGATGAAGTGCTTGCCAGGGGAGGCAAGGTACTTGCAGTTCACGCCGTTGTTGTGGCTCACGCTGAACTCCATCGCATTCAGATGGGTAGTGTTGGGCATATCCACGTCCATAGCCATACCAGAGGAGGAAATGGTGCTGGTGGGATGCTCAACCGTCGGCAGGCCTACGCTGGTTACGTCCTCGGCAACGCGCTCGTTGTCAATAACCCGATGGCCTTCGACGTTGTTGTAAACTTTGCTGGGCATAGCGGTTTACTCCTTTCTTACGCCACGTCGGCAAAATAGGTCACGAAACCTTCATCCGTCCAGTTGACAATCGCAGTCAGGCTCTTGGCAAGCGGCGTGGTGGTCACGTTGAAGGTGAAGGAATAGTCGCCGTTCATGATGTCGCTGCGGGCATCAGGCTCGGCGTTCAGGTGGACGACGCCGTAGGTCAGCGCACCGATCTTGACCAGGGCATCGAGGCGGGTCTGCTCCTCGGCAACAATGGTCTTGATGTCGTTGGCGGTCAGAGGCTTGTCCACGTTGCGGGTGCGGCGATGCTGGAAATCATTGCTGATGTAGTACAGCATCATGCGGTTGGTTTCAGACACGTTGATCTGATCGCCGCCCTCCTGGGAGAAGTCGGCGCTGTGGCAGCCCCAGACAGCCCAGCGGCCACCCACATAGGCAGCAGAGGCAATGCCGTTCTTATTGAGCTGGTTGTTGATGAGGTAGTCATCAAACACGCGGCCCGCGCTGTCCTCACCCATGTACAGGTTGCTGATGATAGCGCACTCGGTATTGCTGGCAGTCTTGTAGGGGATGCCGTCCTGCGCGACAAGAAGCTCCTGGAAGTTGGCCGCAGCCAGCACAGACAGGTGGTAAATCTTGTCGTCCGTACCCTTCACCAGGGGGAAGTAAACGGTTTCATTGCTCTTGTTGTAGCCGTTGGCATTCTTCCAGGTGGCAGCGGTCGCAAGGGTGATCTTCTCGTCCTCCTCGTCCACAATCGGGATGTCCGCCATAACGTACACATCCCAATGGCTGTTGACCTTCTGGCTGTTCTGGATCATCGCGCTATGCACGGCGGGGATGGAGGAAAAGCCGGGAGCCAGCAGGAAGGAGGGGATGAAGCCGGTTTCCTGGTACACGTTCTTGATGGCGAACAGGCCGGTATTCAGGCCCGCGCCGTCGGTCGCGCCGATCACGTCGTCAGCGTCAACGGCGGTCGCGTCGATGCTGTTGTAGGTGATGGTCAGGGCCTCAGTGCCAAGCCCGCCGCTGGTGATCTCAGCGATGGTCAGCAGCTTCTTCTTGAAGTCGTACTGAACAGTGTAGTCCGTGCCTTTGGTCTTGCCGGTCACGGCCACGGTGTCCAGAATGATGTCGCCAGCATTGGCGATGGTCACGCGGCCATTTTCGGGGGTCAGGTTGGCAGTGCCAGCCTCCGCAGCCTTGTGGGTCGCGGGATCGAGAACGTTAATCAGCACCAGGGGGCCGACGGCCTTGTTCTCAAGATGGGCGTGCATCGCTTCGCACAGGGTATACTTGTCCCACTCGTCGCTGTAACCAAAATGCTTGCGGGCTTCCGCAATGTTGGTCACAAGAATGGGACGGTTCACGTTGGCAGCGCCACCAGCAACGGTATGCACGGGGGCAGTACCAACATAGACGATGGCGTTCTGGCTCTTGATGGCAACCTTCGTGCCAACCGCCTGAATCTGGCCATACGCGCCATGGAGATAATCAGCCATGTTGTGTGTCCTCCTCATTACAGATATTGGTCAAGGCTGTTGTTTATGCCCTCCTCTGCATAGCAGTTGAAGGTCACGGTTACAAAGCCATAGTAGAGCGGCCTTTTGTCTACAACAAAGCTCTGATCGGTGTACAAGCTGTACGCCATCGTCGCCTCGTTGACAAACAGATCGGTCTTGGGGATGAATTTCGCGCCCAGCAGCTTCTCGATGCAGTCATCCATCCAGTCGGTCAGCGTGAAAAGTCCCTGTTCGGTTCCCTCCACAAAAAGGCTCATGTCAAGCCCGTTTTCGCTTTCCGCACTGTCAATGAATCCCGGCAGGCGAATGCCGGGTTCGTAGACACTGAACAGAATATCCACCGCAAGCGTCTGGCCGAGTTCCTGCGGTCTGTGTACGTTGTTGTAACGGTCGAAACGCTTTTCCTCGACGTACTTTGCGTTGGACAGCCTGGGCATAATCAGGATGCCGGGGCATACATTGATGGGATCAATGCGCAATGTACCCGTTTCATCCGGGCGTGTAGGCTGCCACGCAAGGAAGCACTGCGGCTTCTGCCGCACGATCTGGGTAATATCCATGTCTGGGGCCGGGGCTTTCATCTCCCGGCCCTCGCATAGCTCCTTTTCGATCCACTGCTTGAGTTTGCGCAGCCGTTCACTCGTTCTCATACACTCACCGCCTTGGGGTCGTTGCTCATGAGCAGGATCGTGTACATGCCCATATCCTCCTGCACTTGCAGAATCTTCATGGGCCTGTTATCAAAGATCACATGCTCATTGGGAAGTGCGCGGCCCGGAAAGCCCTCAACGGGGGTGTACACCAGTGTTTCGCTGGTGTTGTTGTCCCACGAAAGATCAACGACGTTGTTGTTCTTTCGTTTGAGGGCGGTTTCATCGTCTGTCACGCACTGGAATTTGCGTCCGTTCCAGGTGTGCCATTCGGCAAAGTGGCCGTGATTCATGAACACCCGCGTCAGGTCATCATGAATCTTGTCCTTGAGCGCCATTAGGCATCACCGGCTTTGGCCGCTTCCTTCCTGTCGGGCTTCTTGGCGGGCTTGGGAGCAAGCACAGCCTTGCCCTGTTCGATCAGGCGCATACCGTAGCTTGCACTGACCGTTTCGACCTTGCCGGTCTTGATGATCTTGACGTTCACGCCTTTTTCCTCCCTTTACTGGTGGTTTTCTTCGGGGGGGGCTTCCTCGGCGGGTTCATCGGCAGCAGAAACAATGCCGTCCATCACGTCGATTTCGGGCGCTTCCGCTTCCTCGTCAGACTCCTCCTCGGTGGGTTCTTCCTCGTCCTGGGGTTCCTTGGGGTCGCCGGAATGGTCATAGCCCAGGTTATCAGGCTGGCTGGCGTAATTGTCGCGCACGTCCTCCTTGCCGTCGTCCTCGTCGCCACCGGCGGTGTCGTCGGCAGGATCGAGGTCGGCGGAAGAAGCAGGTGCAATGGCCTTGATCCGCAGCAGCCTCTTGAGTTTTTCTTCCGGGATCGGAATGTCAATGATCTCTCCGGGCGTGTACTTGCGACCGGCAATCTTGACATAGTGTTTCGCGGTGTAACTCATGCAGTCTGCTCCTTTCTCTTACAGGACGTTGGCGACAACCCAGGCGTCCACGTTGAAGGGAACGATGGTGGGGCAGGAAGTCAGGCGGTTCTTGATGCTGTTGCCGTCGATGGAGCCGTAGCGCAGAGGAACCTCCTTCTTGATGTAGGTCTTGTGCTGGGCGTCCGCGCCGGTGGATTCAACCTGGGTAACGGGGCCGTGCAGACACTTGAGCATACCCTTGCCACCGGCAATCAGCGTGCCGCTGGGCAGGATAGGCTTCACGGTTCCGTCGTCGTCGGTGAACTTTCCGGAGAAGGAATACATTTCCACGCCGTCGCTGTTCCAGCCGATGAAGCGCACGCCCTGGCCCTTGTACTTGGTGTTGATTTCGCCCATGTTGATGTTGCGGCCATCAAACTGCTTGATGTACTTGCTGTTGTCGATCATGGCATCCGCAACATCGGGAGCCATCACGATCATATCCACGATGCCCAGACCGTCGTAGACCAGATCGTAGATTTCGCGCATGTCGCTGTCGATCTTTGCGGAACCGTCGCTCCATACGGTATCAGGCGTGTAGGTCTGCGTAAAGCCGTAGTCGGCAATCATGGTAGTGTTCAGGTCGCGGCCCTCGTTGGTGTAGCGGAACACGCTCAGCCTGCCGGTGAGAAGTACCTGACGGGCCATCCACTCACGGCGGCGCTGAATAGCCTTGCGCATGTCCACAAGGTCGCGCACAAGCATCTTCTTTTCGCGCTGCGCAGGGGTCATAGCGCCAAGAATCTGTTCGCCAAAGGCGCGGTTCTGAAGGTCGGGGTTGGCAATCAGGCGTTCGGGGGCGATGGTGCAGAAGCCCACCTCGCGGGTTTCATAACCCTGACGGCCCATCAGCACGCCGCCGACGCCGGGATGCACGACGGGAGCCATCTGGCGGTCGCCTTTGCGGAAGTCCCAGATCGCCTTATCTTCCTCCACAGCGCCCATGTCAGCGCAGAAGGTGTCGTACAGGAAAGAGTATTCGCGCGGAAGCTGCTCGATGGCAGCAAGCTGTGCACGGGTAGAGTAGATGTCGATAGGCATATCGTTTTATCCTCCTTTAATAGGGCGATTAAGCGCCCGTGCCGTTGTTGAACGTGTCGGTGCTGACCATCTGATCGAACACGATACCCTGCTTGCGGAGTACGAGCTGCACGGCGGCGGTCAGCTCCGCGCCGTCCTTGAGAGTGACCTTGCCAGCGATCAGGCGACCGGCGCGGAAAGCGCGGGCGTCCTCGGCGATGGTGGCGTTGGCGTCGGTGTCAACGGTTTCATCCAGCACGGCAAGGGAGTTGGTGTCCACGGCTTCGGCAGCCGCAGCGGGCAGCCACATGCCGTCCGCACCGCGATACATCACCGTACCGCGATTGATCTTGCCATTACCAGGCTTGCAGGGAATGGCAATCAGGTCTGCGCCGTTGGGATCGGCAAGCAGATATTCGGGGTTGTTCGTGCCGATGACTTCATACATGCTCATGTCGGTTGCTCCTTTCGATTAGTACATGCCGTTGATGCCGTCGGGGTACATTTCCTTGGCAATGTCGGCCATTTCCTTGGCATAGTCGTCAAGCTCCTGCTTGGCGGCCTTGCCGTCGTTCTGCTTGGGATCGCCGCCCTCAACCTTGGCGGCGGGAGCGGTTTCGGTCTTGCGGTCGTCCAGGAACTTCTGGCCCTTCTCGCGCTGGTGCTTCACAATCTGCTTGTGATAGTCCATGGCGGTAGTGCCGTTCTGCTTGGCCGTAGCGGCCATTTCGGCATATTCATCGCCCGCCGGGGTCAGATCGTCGATCTCCTGGATGCGTTCGCGCTCCTGCTGCGCACCGGCCTGCATGATCTGGCTATGCAGGGTGGGATTCTCAGCCTGGAGCTGTTCAAGGGTTACGTCCTTGATTTCCATGGTGATTTCTTCCTCCTCGTTGTGAGTTTTATTTTCAGTCACTTCCCCGGCGGCAACTGTCGGTTCGGTGTTGCTGACTTTGGGAGTGTCGGCGTGTTCCTGCACGCTCTCAGGGATGTGCGTGTACATCCTACGCATGGCAGCCATGGCCCGGTTAGACACAGATGCCACAATCGGCTCGGCGTCCAGAACGGCGTCCACAAAGCCGCGCTCATGGGCTTCTTTGGCCGTCATCCACGTTTCAGCATTCATCCAGCCGCGAACGGTTTCCTCGCTCTGGCCGCTCTTGCGGGCATAGATAGAGGCGCTGTCCGCTTCGGTGTTGCGCAGGCGCTTTGCGCCCGCCTCAAGGTCTTTCGCCTCGCCCCACGCGCCGGATTTGGGGTTGTGGATCATGTACTCGCCACCCTCGGTCATGGTGACGTGCGCACCGGGCAGGCAAGCAATCAGCGTCGCAGCGCTGGCGCACATGCCCTCAATGGAAATCTTGATTTCCTCCATGCCGCTGTTCATCAGCATGGTACGCATGGCAATGGCCTGGTTCACATCACCGCCAGGGCTGTTGATGCGGATGGTCAGGTTCTTCACACCCTTGGCCTTGGCATCTTTCAGCAGCTTGTCAAAGTCCGTAGCGCTGATGTCGGCCTCAGTCCATTTCCACCAGTCGTCGCAGATTTCGCCGTAGATCATCACATCGGCGCTCTCGTCGGCGGCGTTCATCTGCAAGTCATACCGTAGGCGGAAACGCTCATTGTTCGGCATTTTGCTTTCCCTCCTCGTTAGGTTTGGTAGGTTCCGTCGGCTCGGCAGGGGCCGCCGGTTTCATGTCATTAAAGGCCGCCATTTCCTTTTTCCGCTGCCGGATGTTGGAAAGCCAGTCGTTGCCGTTGTACTCGCTTGCCTCCTGCTCCTGAGTGGAAATGTTATTGGCGATGCGCTCCGTGGCGGCTTTGACTTCCTTGAGCGGGTCAACATGGCCCATGCTTGCGCCCATCCACATGCAGCCGCACCACGCCTGCCGGATGGCCGGATCGTCGAAAAATCCGGGAGCCTCAATGCGACCGGCAGCAACCGCCTCGGCCAGCCATGCCTCGTACACAGGCTGATTGAAGCTGTTGTTAAATGCCGTGCGCCGCACGCGCACCTCGCGCCAGAAGTCCAGTAGTGCGCCGCGTGCTGCGGTGTAGTTGCTTTCATACTTCTTAATCAGCACTTCCTTGGGAATCCCCATGCCCGCGCCGATAATCGTTATCAGCGTGGAAACAAAGCTCTCAAAGGCACTGTTGGCGCGAATGGGGTTGATCTCCTGAATCTTCTTTCCGGGCGGCAGGGAGTAGATAGCTCCGGGCGCAAGCTCCAATTTCAGCTCGTCGTCCGTAACCTTCTCGTCCTCATTCACCGCGTCCTCAAGGCCGGTCTTTCCGTCGTCGTCCGCGCTGACAACAAAAGCGGTCAACATGGCAGAAACCACATTGGCCGCAAGTTCGCTTGTCAGGTAACGGTCGAGCTGCTTGATCTGCTCAATCTGAGCCGCAACAAAAGGAATGCCGCGCCGCTGCTCCGGGCGCTCAACAACCATGATGTGCAGGATATTCGGGAAGCCGGTGTCCTTGCCAAAAGCGTCAATCGGCTGCCACTCAATCTCCTGCGTGCTATTTTCCATCAGCGGGTGACGGTTGGCAATGTGGTAGCGGATCACCGTTCCGTCGCGGTCGATTTCCACGCCGTCAATGATCCTGCCGCCGCCGTCCGTTTCCTTGCTTTCGCTGTCGCCGCCGGAGCTGTCCGGCGTACTCACGCGGTCGGCTTCCAAAATGCGGATTACCGTCTGATACGGCGTGCGCTTGTTTTCCTTCATTCCGAAAAGCACAAACACATCGCCGCTCACAAGCTGACTGAGAAAAGCAAGCTGCTGCATGGTGTAGAAGTTCTTCTGCCGCTCTGCGTCACACATCACATTGTTGGCCCAAAGCTGAAATTCACGCTGCGCATTGCGCTCCCATTCGTCGCACGCCTCGTCGCTCAGTCCCAGCAGCTCACCGTCGATCTTGGGTTTTGGCTGAATGCCCCAGCCTACAACGTTGGTGGTCAGCGTTGCAGGGCCGCTTCTGGCAAGGCCGCCGCCTGCGTACAGGTCGCGGGCACGTTGCCGGAGCAAAGCGCCGTGAAGGTCGATGTCGTCCTCTGCGCTGCCGCCGCCCACGATCCAGCCGATCATGCTGTTAAGGGTCGTGCTTGCGCCGTGATTTCCGTAGCCGCTGGCGGCCATGGTTTTGCGTTCCTTCTGGTCAGCCTGCCGCTCCCGCGCAATTCGTTCAAGGAATTTCTTGTTGCCGCGTTCGGGAGAGAGCAGGAAAAGCGCCCGTTCGCCCAAATTGGGCTGTTCTTGTTTCTTCATCCTGATACCCTCCGTTACATGTCACGCGGAACGACGCGGACAACTCTGCTCGTTCGCACCGTCCCGCTCAAAGCCTCGATCACGTTTGCGAAATACTCAATCCGCTTGGCGATCTCTGCGAGGTCAAAAGCCGTATATTCCCGCGTACCCACACGGTAAGCCTTTGCCTGCCCGCTGGCAAGCGCTTTTTCACACTCTTTCCAGAGTGCAAGCTGTTCTCTCGCTTCCGCGAGGGTGTATGCACTCGTAGCCGCCATAGGCCGCCTCCTTTCAAACTTTGATGCCGCTGGAAATCACCCGGCGCGGCTTTTTCTTTTCCGCCTGCGCCTTTGTTATAGGCGCTTCCTCCGTGATGCCCAGCAGCATGCGCTCCAACTTGTTAAAGTCCCAATTAAAAAAGCGAAATGCGGCGCGGGCGTAATTTCGACAGTCCAGCGGTTCGTTTCGCTCGTATGTTTTTTCCCACGACGCCACACTTTGTCCGCGCACGCGCCGGATCACCATCTTCTCGGAACAAAGGCCACGGAAATACTCCATATCGTAGCCGCAGCGGTAATCCATGGGGAAGTGCATGTACCTGGGGCCGACAACCTCAACGGTCGTCGCGTGCATGATGGCTGCTTTACCGCTGTCAACGCCGATCATCAGCTTGGCGCTGTCTGCATTTCTGGCGCTGGTTTTCATCTGGCGAACATAGGGCTTTCCTTCGCCGCCGTCACCCTTAACAGCCCACACGCGCTTTCCTTCTCGCTTTGCGCACTCTTTGTAAACCTCCTGCGTAAAGTGACCGCCGGAATCGACGAAGGTTGCCAGGATGCGCATTTTCATTCCGTTCTTCATCCGCCATTCGCGGTCGAGAAGGTTGTCAATTTCCTCCCATACCGCCGGTGAATCCGGGCGACCGGGGATGATCCCGCGTGAAATACCCCAGGATTCCTCCTCGCGGCTCCACCCGACCACCTCATACTCAAGGCGGTTATCCTGCGTATCAACGCCCATGGTCAGCACCAGTACGCCGGACGGGACTTCTGCGTTATAATGCTCCCGGCGTTCGTGCAGTTTCTCAGGCACGCCGCTGCGGTCGCGCAGCTCCCAGCTTTCGCCAAGCATGGTGTTGTGAAACACTTTGAGCAGTTCGGGATCGTCCTTGGCTTGCAGGAAGGTCAGGGCAATGTCGTCCCAGTCAGACCACGGCGACATAAAGGCGTTTAACCGAAAAGAGCGCACGCCGTTTTGCAGCGCACGCTCGTTTTTCACTACCCATTTTGCAGGCAGCCGCTTCGCCTCGTATTCCGGCGTTTCCCGCTGGCAAACAGGGCATTGCCACCGGGAATTTCGCACGGTATAGTTGGTTTCGCCGTTTTCGTCTTTGAACTTCTCCTTGTCAAACTTTATATCGTTGAAGTGGATATAGCTGTATTGGTGGCAGTGCGGGCATTGCGTGTGCCATTCTTCCTGTGTGCCTTTCATGTAAGCCTTCTCAATCTTGCTCGCGCCCTTTATGGTCGGTGTGCTGGTCTTGACGATCTTGCGGTTATGGCGGAACGTTTCTGTTCTGCGTTCCGCCAGCTCGATAGGATCACCTTCCGTTCCGGCGCTGGCCGGGAATCGGTCGATCTCGTCCAGAAAGATATAGCGCACAGGCTTTGACGCCAGATCGGAAGGACTGTTCGCGCCGATGATTGCCAGTGATCCGCCGGGGAAGGTTTTCATGGTGATGGTGTTCGCGGCATCGCGCCCCTTTGCCTTGAAAACCTTGTCACGCAGAGTAGGGCAGGCGGCGAACATAGGAGCAATTCGGCGCTTGGAATAGTCCTCCGCAACCTTGTCCGTCGGCTGAACATAGAGCATCGGCCCCGGATCGTTGTCAATCGCTCGGCCCAGCATGTTCAGCTCAATTTCGGATTTGCCAACCTGGGCAGAGGCCATAACCACAATCTCATAAACGCCGGGTTGGGTGAATGCGTCCATGATCTCGCGCTGGTATGGCGCTCGATCTGTGCGCCATGGACCCGGTTCACTCGCGCTTTCAGAGGTCAGCACTCGGTTTTCGTCCGCCCATTCAGATACGGTCTGCGGCTTCGGCGGACGAAACATGGAGTAGGTGAAGCGCAAGAGTTCCCGCAAGTCCATTTATTCCTCCTCGCTTTCCTCCTCGTCGTCCGTGTCCTCGGCAGCCGCCTCAACGGGCAGCGGCGTTTCAGAAATCAGCGTCAGGGTGTCTCGGATTTCCTGGTCAATGATACCGGCTATCATTTCGGAATCCTTCATCATCACCAGGCGCGGAGATACTTTGCTCGGCAGGCGGAGCATATTCTGCATCACCGTATTGGCAACGCCGCCCCAAAGCCTGCGGATTTCGTAAACATCCACCAGCTTTCCCTCAAGGCGGGCCACTTCAAGCTCCGTCTTTCTCGTTTTGACGATCTCATGACGGGCCTTGACTTCATCAAGGGTCTGGTCGTCGCCGGTTTCGTTGTCCACGTTGTACCGCACCCAACGCTGCACAAAAAGAGCGAGGTCGTATTTTCCGCCCTCGCCCTTGACAAATAATTTTCCATCCTCCGGCAAGCCCATGTCGATGTCATGCAGCCGCCGATAAGTATAGCCAGCAACCGTCGCAAGCTCCTTTTTTGTAAGATAAATGCCCATGCGATCACCTGCATCTGCTGATGAGATAGGCGTGTTCGTGTTCCAGGCGCTTCATCAGGGTTTCCATGATGTCCTCCTGTACGTCCTCCTTGGAGCGATTAAGAGGCATCTGAGGCACGCCCAGGCCCACCACTCGGGCGATAGGAAACCTATCCTTGCCGGTTCTGGTGAACGTTGCGCCGCCGAGAGAGGAGCCGAGATTTCGGAACGGAGGATTCCCGCCCTGGTGGCTCATTTCGCTCGGCAATGTGCTGCCCTGGCCCTTCACGATCTTGGCGTTGATCTTGTAACGCTTGCCGCGTGCGGCGTTCCAGCCGTGAGCGCCGCCGCTGGCCTTGAATCTGCCGCCGATGGAGCCTCGCGATCCGTCAATGGGAATGGCACAGCTTACGCCCATACCGCCGCCGCCAATGGTCGTTCGCGGACTGCCGACGTGGCTGCCGACCCAACTTGCCTTTACTTCGTAATCCTGCGGAATCTCTTGCCGCAGTATCGTTTTTACGCGCCCGCCGGTTCGCTTGAATGCCCGGTAGAGAAGCTGGTTCATTTCGTGTTCGGTATGCACAGCGCGAAGGGCGTCAATGGTTTTCTTGGCATCGCTGATGTCAATATCCAGATAAATAGCACTTCCGGCCACAAACAACCCCTCCAATCCGCTGAAATAGAAAATGGGCAACGGTTTTATCCGTTACCCATCTCTTGCGACAATAGCATTGTAGCATGTCAAGCGCTGAGAATCAAGAGGGAATTTTCATTTTGGCGTTAATTTTCTTCGACAATGTACTTTTCGCGCCACACTACGCTCTGCATATCCGGGGCCTGCTCCACGCTGTCACGCGCTCTGCGGAAGCCCCATTCAGTCAGATTCAGCTCCTCCCGTACCTTCTCCGGCGGCAGGCCGTCAACATACATCATCACAACAAACGTCCGCATGGTACGGCTCGGTATGCTGTTGATGATCTTCTCAGCCGCTTTCAGTTCCCGCGTGTATGCGGCAATCTGCTCCCGGTGTTCCTCATTGATTCCGTCAATGGCTGCAAATGCAGCGTCGAAGCCGGTAGGCATCCCCTTGCCTCCGGGCATACCAGAAAGGTTCTGCGTGATACTAAACATTCGGTCACGTTGCCATTCGCACCTTTTTTCAAGGCTGCACACATCTTGCATTACATACAACACCCGTGCAAGCAGAGGAATGTCCCGGTTCTTAATGATCCTTGGCTTCTGCGCCGCCTGCTCGTTCATATTGTCACCTCTTTCAAAAGCGCAAATGTTTTCGCTTTTTATTCTTTGCTCGTCGGCCTGCTCTGCGCCGTGAAGCGCAGGCAGCCGGGATTGTTCTTGATCCGTTTTCGCAGGATCAGGAATTTGCGGATAAGGAAATATGGGTAGAAGATCAGCATTACCATGTGACCCAGCGCAATGATGATGCACACCGCCAGATACACAAGCCCGTCAAAGGCCATCCCTGCGGCGTCTATCATGTCCTCGCCGTTTTCGTTGATCTCCTCCAGCAGCCCAAGCCTCATGTGCAGGCACGCCCTCACGGGATGCTCCACAATCAGCCGTTCCAGCTCCTCGCCGGTTTTCGGTTTCTGAATCATCAGCGCCCACCGCCCTTCATATCCACATCTGGTCGCTTATCGAACACGCCAAGCGGGCGCGTCAAGTATGTTGCAGTAGCGTAAGTGACCACTTCGCGCATAGCCTCCTCGGTCGGTATGCCGCGATCAACCTTGTTCTTGATCCATCCCATGATACAGTCCGCCGCCTCTCCTCGATTGAGGGTAGTCGCGATCGACAAACGACCGGCAAGCTCTCATATCTGCTCAGCAAGATTATCTGGCGCTGGTTGTAGTGTCAGCAGTGTGCAGGCAAATTCCTCTGTTTTTTTGTAGGCTTTTTCGTGGGCTGTCCTTGCCTCAGCTCCGCGTTTGGTGAACAGAAACGGCAGGATGATATTCAAGGGGTTTACCATTATCCCGCCTCCTTCATTTCGCACAGCTCCGGCAGATTGGCCCGCACAAGCGCCGTCGGGATCGGCGGGCATACGGCGTTGCCGCAGCGGGCCACCTGTTCGGATTTGGGGTAGGGCTTGCCGTCGGCGTCCACGTCGATGATGTAATCCGGCGGGAATCCCTGGGCGTCAAACAGCTCTCGCGGCGTCAGCATCCGCAGGCCGATGTCTACGATCCTGTAATCCTCGCCGTGTACCGTCACCAACCCCATTCGATCTTTGGCTGTGATGGTGGGCGCTGGCAGCTCACAGGAAACCGCATTGTCGCCGGAACCGTAATACTTCACCAGGAATGCTTTCACTTCGCCAAAGTGGTTTGTATGGGCAGTCATGGTGTTTAGCGGTGCGTCTACGCTCTGCCCATCACAGTTGTTGTTGAACTGTGTTACATAGGCAGCACACACAGCATTGTGGTCTATCGCCGTTACCGTCGGCAAAGGATTGTCAACGCTGGCAGCTACATTGCCTCCGCCGTAAAACTTGGAAATGAAGGTCGATACCAGCCCGTAACGGTTGCTGCTGTCCACAGTCATAATGGGTTTGTCCACCGTCTGTCCGCGCACGTCCTCGCTCTGTTCACTGTGATACTGGATCATGCTCGGCGCAATCAGCATGTGATGGCCGCCAGTGGTGATTGTTCCGATAGGCTCCCGCGCGTCGCTGCCCACGGCATTCTCATTGTTCCGCATCAGCACAGGGGCCACAACGCCTGTCCCGTGCTTTGCCGTGATGGTGTCCAGCGGATCGTCAATGTCCTGCCCCCGGAACTGGTCGCCGGAGTGGTTGACCTGAACGATGAAGGGCTTGGGGTTGTTGACTACAAACTTCATCAGCCCACGCGCAATGCGCTTCATGGTGTTCTCAGAGAGCGGGCGCACTGCGCGGATGCCGTACTGTTCCATGATCTCCTCACTGCTGGCGAAGATCGACGGGCAGGGCAAGGAAAAATCCAGAACCTCGGAAACAGGAACCCACGGTTTCTTGCTGCCCATCCGTACCTCGATGCTGTCCGGCGCGGCATGTGTCGGCTCCGGCCATACGATCTTTTGCCCATCGCAGCGGGCAATCAGGAAAAACCGCTTGCGGATCGTCGGCGCTCCGTAGTCGCAGGCACGCAGCAGCCGGTACTCCACATGATAGCCAAGCTTCTCAAGCTGGCCCACAAAGCGCCGGAAGGTTTCGCCCTTGTAGCGCGGATCGGGCCGGTTTTTCTCGTCCAGGCGGCCCCAATCTTGGAACTCCTCCACATTTTCCAGCATAATCACGCGGGGCTTGACGGCCTTTGCCCACTTCACAGCCACCCACGCGAGGCCGCGAATCTTCTTGCTGACCGGCTTTCCGCCCTTGGCCTTGGAGTGATGCTTGCAGTCCGGCGAGAACCAGGCGAGAGCGACCGGGCGACCGGCGCAAGCCTCCACCGGGTCAACCTTCCACACGTCCTCGGTGTAATGCTCCGTCGTCGGGTGGTTTGCGCGGTGCATGGCGATGGCTGCCGGATCGTGGTTGATGGCAATATCCACGCTGCGGCCTATGGCGATCTCAATGCCGGTGGAAGCGCCGCCGCCACCGGCGAAGTTATCTACTACGATCTCATTCACCGTACCGGCCCCCTTCCGTTTTCGATATAGCGCTTGAATGCTTCGCCCAGCCCCATATCTACAATCACTTCGGTCAGAGCCTCCGCCACCGCGAAAAGCACTTCCGGCCTGCTTGTTCCCAGGTGAAAAACCATATCTTGGCCCTTGGCCTCAAACAACACGCCCTCCTCGGCGCGGTATTTCGTCCCATCAGCGTACAGTACATCAAACTGCACGTCGGTACTGGTCTTTATGGTGTCTGCCATGGTAATTCTCCTTTGCGTTATTCATCGTCGCCGAAGTCCCGGAGATATTCTTCCTCGGTGATCTGGCGCAGCCGTCCGGCATAGCAAGGGAGCTGCTGCTCCGCAAGGCGGATAGCATCATCCGCCGTCAAAATTCCGTCGGCAGATATTTGCAATCCTGCATCGTCCTTTTCGCCCGTTTCAGGATCGCAGCACCCATCCGCAACAGCGAAGTAGAAAACCTTCTTCTCCGCCTGGGGCGGCATCATATCTGCATCTTCATACATTTTGAGCCTGCCGCGCACATGGCCGAAGCCGGAAAGCGCCGCATATACCGTCGCAACGGGGCAGTTCTCAAACGCGCAGTCGCAGAGCATTTCATCTTTGCGCTCATTGGTGTTTGCGCCGTAGTCATCCGGCGTAGTGCAGCCGCGTTCCTTGCAAAGCATCAGGCAGAAATCGACAGTCGGCATACCGTCCTCGCCATGGCGGATGTGATGCCATCCATCCTTGCCGTACACCATGTTCAAGGCGACTTCAAAATTGTTCTGCGGGTTATCCGTTACGAGTTTATTCATACTTTATCCTCCCATCCAACACCGATGTAGTCCAGAACTTCGCCCCAGCCTTGGTCGTACATCCAGAAGTGCCATTCCTTCGGATTCGCTTCACGCAACCTATCGAATCGGTGTGGCCTTTTTTCAAGGTGAACGCCAAACCCACACATACTGCACCCGGTGCGCTGTGCGCCCGTTGTGCGCAATGTTCCATCTTCATCACGCACGATCTCACCGTAAATCTCAGGAACAGGAACGTTCAGATCAATCGCAAGCTGCAACAAATCTTGTCGGGAGAAGATGGCAAAGGGTGCAGAACGAATGGTGGATTTTCCGAAATAATTGCATCCGTTCATCATTAGGCTTTTTTCTCTGCGTCCCCCCTCGCTTGCCATCAGGCCAAGATAAGGGACGGAGTTATGCGCCTTTGCCCAATCGTCACACGGCTTTTCCTTGAGAAAGTAGCAACACCTGTCCGACACTTTGAACGGTGCAGTTTTGTATCCAAGCGCTGCACCTTCCGGGTCTGCTCCGCCGAAGCGATCAAGCCATTTCTGGCTCATTTTCATACGAGTGTTGGTTCGGTTCCCTCCGTATGCGCCTGTTTCGCCGGTGATAATAGCATGGCGCACCGTAGCATTATTTTCGGTCGGGTTCTGCAAATGGCTGATTTTTCCGGCAATCTCCTTGGATAAAATGGGATATCCGTATTCTTTCAGGATTTCAACCTTACTTTTTAGTGGCTTTACCGTTTCAACGCCAAGCATCTTGTGAATCTTTTGAATGCTCTTATCTTCCAGCGAGGAGGCGCTGATTGCAGGTGGGTCAATACCAATGCTGCGTAGGAACAACAGCAGAGTGATGCTATCCAGACCGCCGACGGAGACGTGTGTATTCAAATCACGCGCCGCGCATTCGTTTTCAAATTCGCGGGCACGTAATTCCGCATACTGAACCTTGCATTCGTAGGGGAGCTGCTGTTTGACCTTAAAATAGGCGATCTTTTCAGCTGTGCCAATGCGTTGATGGCGCTCAATTACACTTTCTTTATACTGCTTTTCCTTCATCGTGATTCTCCTTCGTTGCTCTGGTCGTTCGTATTGGCTCCTTTGGCTGCGCAAGTTCTATCGGCTGGCCCCAATCAATCTCTACGCCCACTTCATCAAGCACGCGCTGTGCCAGCTCCTCGTCGGTCAGCATTTCTACCAGGACTTCGTGCATCCTGTTCAGCAGGCGTATGCCGCGCTCCTGACCAAAGCCGAAAAGCTCATGGGCGGCGCAGAGGATCGCGCCATAGGTTCTCTGTATGGTCGTCATGGCAGACTGCTTGAACCCTTCCTCGCGGCCCTCCTCATAGCCCTTTTCAAAGCCTTTTCGATACGCAGCGTCCACATCCATGATCGTCATGGGCTTGGAAACCTGTTTCATTGTGTTATAGGCTTGAAGCGCCTTGCGCTTCTTGGAACGGCTTGCCATCATCAACCCTCCAATCGCATAGGCAGTATGCGCACATCGTACCCGGATTCGATAAATAGCAGGGTCTTTGCGTGGTTGCATCGGTTTCCCAGGTAGGTATATACCTCGTCGATGTCATCATGGGAGAAGTTCGTTCCGAGATACTTATTGATCCCATCCAGCATAAAACGCTGGTAATTCTTGTTTTCCAGATCGGTTCTGAAAGGCTCTCCTTTGCTGGCTGCGCGGGAAAGCCATTCCAATACCTTGCATTTCACATCCAGCTCGTCGGCGCATGTTGCAAAGTTGAAATACTCATTTGCCCGCCTGTGAGCAATAAACTCTCCATTGTGATTGATGAAGCTGCCAGGAAAGCACTTCATCAGATCCATTGCAATGTTCAGATCGTTCATTTTGCACCCCTCTTTACGATGATCCACTTGATCCTTTTCTCATAGCACTTAGCGCATCTTGCATCAGGATCGTAAATGCACCACCTCCGCGCCCAGGGCCAGAAGCAGCCCTCCGGCCCGCGCCATGCTTGGATCAAGCGTTTTTTCTGTGCTTCCGTGCATTTAATCTCAATCATCGCCGGATGCCTCCCACGGAAATTCCTGCCGGAAGCAATCACCCATGATGCCTCGCAGGCTCTCCTTCATGAAAACTGGCGTGTTGGTTTTCTCGGCGCTTTGCACAATTTCCATGATCCAGTCCGCTTTCGGGATCACCTTGTCCTTTCTGTTGCCCGTTTCGGCTCCGACAATAATCCAATCCGTCTTTTCACAAGCCTGCACGCCTGCATCAAGCGAATCATGGAAGGGTTTCAATATAGGCTCGATACTCAAAAATGTGTTATGGCCCCCAGAGAAGAAAAACTCCATCTCTGGTGTCGTTGCCGTGCTTCCGAACCACATATTATCAGCGCCATCAGGTAAGATGTCCTTCTCGGCCAGCTCAATATATCGTGCCGGGTTCTTGGTTAAGAATAAATAACGGTGCTGCGGCGCGGCCTCGCATGCCTCAAATACCTGCTTGATCCAATCGTCCGGCACCCATTCGCCGAACAGATCAGCCATGGAACAAACAAAGATTGTGCGAGGCTTTTTCCAGTTGGAAGGTTCGCTCAACTTGTCGCGTCGCAGTGTCGGCTGAAATCCCCATGGGTACGGGGCAGTTCTGCGAATAACCTTCTGCATCTTCGCATCGAAAAAAAATATTGATCGGTGGACATTGTGCGTCCACCTCAAAGATTGCATCTTCCGGCTTTGAATCAGGATTCACCCTTCTCCACGTCGCTTGGCAATTAGGCATGTAGGTACTCAGCTTATCGCACCCAGCGAAGCGGTTCGCAATCCCGCGAGCATAGCAGTATTCACATCCATGCAGACAGCCCGTTACCGGGTTCCATGTGCTGTCCGCCCAATCAATCTTGGTCTTTTTCATATCGCTTGTTCCTCCTTATTCGCCATCAGAACGTCAAACAAATCAAGTTGTCCCTTGATCTCTGGTTGGCATTCATGTTCGCCTCCGATTGCCTTTACGGAGCGGTAAGGGTGCAGCGGGCAGTCTTTCAATCTGCATCGTTCAACCTCTTTCCGCTGGTTGCCGCTGCAATCCATGCACTTTGCCCGGATCGCAACCAACAGGGCCTCGGAGGACGGAAGGTTTTTATTCATACTCCATCCCTTTCCGGGGCGCGGTTATCGGAATATCTTCCCGCTTTCTCGGTCGCGTATCTCAATCCGCGCCACCAGGTCGTAGCCCGCAAGGTCGATCATGGTTTTCAGTGCCTTAATCAGCCGCGTTGTGCGGGCCTCAAGGGCGGCGTCTGCCTGTGCAATGGGCAGCAGCGCGTCATGTGCTGTCGGATCGGGGCAGCCGCTTGCGTTGCGCTTCGGAAACTTAACCATCCTGCTTCTCCTCGGCCAGATGGGCCAGCTTGGGGTAAATCCGTCCAGTCACAGCCGAACGGATAAAATGAGCCTTGATGATCCGCTCCATGCGCCGCTTGTTGGCGGAACAAGTCTTTCGGCAGTAAGCCTTTCGCCTGCACTCGGCGCAGTCGCCGGTGTCTTTCCACGCTTCACTGCTCATGGTCATTCCTCCTCGATGTCGATATTTGCTTTCACGGATTCCAGGGCGGCGTGAAGCACCGTCGGCTGCAGCACCCGCCGCAGCGCTGCCGTGCATCCGAAAATGTCCTGTCCAGCCAACCGGCAGGAACTTTCTTGCGGACATTCACTGCACGCTTTGGCGCACAGCCATGTGACCACCATATCCAGGCGTCCGAAGTCAAGTCCAAGCCCCGTTTGTCTGGTGTAGGCGTCCAGCAGGGCGTCGCAATGGATATGCTCTTTGTTGTGCCAGAATCGGCCATCCTGCGCACTTCTTATGGCTAAGTATTCACTTCCGGGGATGATCGGTTTGCCGCACACGTCGCAGAAATGGATTTTCTTCGCTTTGCGCTGGATGACGCTGCAAATTTCGCTCATTCAGACCCTCCTCAGAACGGCAAATCTTCGTCGTCAACAGGCACAAAGCCGTCTTGCTCTGTATATCCTCCGCCCGGTTGCCCGGTCTGTCCGGCGCTCTGCTGCCTGCTGGTCAAAAACTCCACGCTCTCGGCCACAATCTCGGTCACATAGCGCTTGCTGCCGTCCTGGGCGTCGAAGCTGCGGTACTGGATCGTGCCCTCTACGGAGCATTTCCGGCCCTTTGCAAGATACTTCGCGCACAGATCGGCAAGCTGACGCCACACGACGATGTTGTGGAAGTCGGCTTCTCGCTGGCCGGTCTGCTGGTTGGTGTACTTCCGCTGCGTTGCCAGCCGGAATGTGCATTTCGTAACGCCGTTGGCTGTTACGCTGGTCTTGGGATCATCGGTGAGATTGCCGATCAGTATAGCCTTGTTCATTTTCGCCCTCCACGCTGCCGTCTGGCAGCTCATATTTTGCATCACCAAGCATTGCAAAGCCGGATTTTCCAGTTCCAAGGCCGGTAAATGCTGGATTGCTGAGAATACTATCGAGCTTCAATTCCGCCGGTTTGTCACCGCGCAGATGGTTTGTAGCGCTTGCAATATAGTCCAGCGCCCTCTTTTTTCGCTCGTATAGCTCAATCTGATCCTGTGATACACGCCCTTCTTCGATAGCCCATTCCATCAGGCTATCATTGCCGTAGGATGCCGAGTAGTGTAGCTTCTGGCACTTCTCCCTGATCTCAGCCACTGTGGGCAGCCACTTTGACACAGAGATCAGCTGCATCACAGCAATCATGACCACATCTGCATTCAGGTCTTGCAGGGTAAACGTCCAGGTGTTCAGCAGCAGATACTTGTCCTGCTGGCTCATGGTCTTAAAAGCGTAGCTGTAATTGGCTTTCATCAGCGCCAGCAGCTTATTGACCTCCTGTTTGGTCATCGGCCTCCCTCCTCCCATGGAAGCGGCACAAATCCTTCGCAGCCTCCGCCGGATTCGTTGAGATCAACAAAACCAAAGTCGCCCGCCGCCGGTTGTTTGCCTCCACCATTTCTACCAGGCGTATACCTTTGACCTGAACTTGGGTTTATTCCACCTCCATATCCGCTTTGAGGATTATTTGTATATTTATCTTTAGGACGTGGGGGCATTGTTGGGTGCATTTTTGCACCTAAAACGCCGTCGTTTCCTGCACAGTCGGGTACAGGATCGGGTGCATTGCTGGGTGCGTTGTTGGGTACATTGTTGGGTGCATCCTTGGGGGTATTGTTGTGTACATCGTTGGGTACTTTTTTGTAACCAACATTCACCGAAAGATAATTGATCTTGTACGCCGGGTTCTTCTTGTTCTTCTGTCCGGGCTGAAAATCAATCAATCCGCGCTGCTTCAAGCCGTTTCGCAGCGTCTCAATGGCACGTTTGTCAAGGCAGCAGTACAAATTCAGTTCGCCATTCGATACCTGGATAAAGCCATCCGGCCAGTCGTATTCCTGGGTCTGCTCGTTAAACGTCGCCCGGTCGTTGGCGATGTAGAACAGAGCTATCCAGAGCATACGTTCACGCAAGGACAGGCTGCTATCACGGGCATATCGCATGAACAAATTAAATTCGCTGACGAAATTGACCTTGCTCATGGTGTTTACCTCTCCGATTCTCGAATCAGAGCGCCTTGTTCCTTATGGTAAAGAGATGCGTAGACGCTGATTCGGTCTGTTCCTTGCGTTCATATTCGGGCCGGTGGATGCTCCTCTCAGGATCGAAGCCGTCCGGGTAGCGTTTTTTCAGTTTCTCAATGTTCGTGTCGGCCACTTCGTCAATCGTCACGCCTACCAGGTCGCAAAGATGCAGCAGGCCCTTGTAAATATCACGCACTCTGTAAGCGCAGCGCATGGCGTTACCTTCAACAAAGCGGGAAACGTAGGCTTCTACCGCATTAGCCGACAGCATGGCGGCAGTAAGCTCGATGTCGGCGCAATTCCAAGCGGCAAAAAGGCTGTACTTGTCATAACTGCCGGTGCGGAGCGTGACTTCCTCAAGCTCAAGCTCCATGCCAGAAACCGTCTCAGCACAGTACCAAAGCACGTCGCCCATTTCCTTGATGAACTTATCCTTCGGGAAGGGCGGATTCTCGCCGCTCTGGAACATGTACTTCTTCACGATGTCCACGATCTCGCCGCTCTCGCCGATCAGGCCCAGGCAGCCATTCTTTACGCGGTCGTGGCCTGCGCCGCTGGTGCGAAGCGCCAGCCTTTGATACTCATTCAGATTCACGTCATATCCTCCCATAGTGCAACGCACGTTTTACTGATAGGCTTTATAAACCGGGCAGGAACCCGCTTATAGGCCATTTCAACCCGTAGCCGGTTCAGCATCCGCCAAAGCAGCCTCCGCAGCTTCTTCTTCACGCTTACGCGCCTCCTTTACAACCTCGCGCACAATGCGCATGTTGTTCCACGTCTTGATGTTGTGCATCGCAACGTTGTATTCGTGTTTCGGGATTTCTTCAAGTGTGGTAATGCCGTAGTCGGCAAGAACGTCCTTCTTGATGATCCCTGCCAGTTTCCGCACGGCCTTGGGGTCGGAAATAGAGGACTTGTCCAGCAGCTCAAGGGTGTGTTCCTTCATGGCCGCGCTCAGATAGCGCACTTGCTGTCTGGTAACAGGCGTATTCAGGCGGATTTGCCGTTCCAGCGCTTCCAGCCGGTCATTCTGCACCTGTTGTGCTGCCGAAAGCTGTTGCAGGGCAGCGGTGTTGTTTTCCAGCAACTTTGCCATAGCTTCCACCAGCGGCCCCATCATCTGCTGCACAATGGCCGGAATTACACTGGTCTGCTCCGGCGTAAGGGTGGACAGGGCCTTTTCATCCATGGATTTCTACCTCCTCGTATGCGATGGTATTCATAGCCTGACGGGCGTTGGCTGCCCAGCCCTCAACGGTGCGCAGCAGCTCGTCGTAGGCGTTCTTCTCGGAAAGCGTCATCGTTCCGAAGGTATGGCCCATATGGGGCATCCTGGCGCACGTCCCGATGAATTGCCGCACAGCGCTGGCGAAAACGTCAATGGTCAGTTCGTCCACCGGCACGCGCTCGGCGTCGCCCTTTGCGGCCACGCTCTGCAAGCTCAGAAGTTCGCTGCGTACGAAGTCGTACTGACGCTGGGCATCTTCGATAAGCTCGTTCTGTTCCTCGATCTCGCGGCTCAGATTGGCATTCTCCCGGCGCAAACGCTGAGCTTCCTGCAAGGCAGCGCGGCCATCATCAGCAACCCGCGTAAGCTCTCGCTGCTGGGCGTCAATGGTGTTCTGCTTTTCCACCAGCTCGTCCATGATATGATCCGGCACTTTGTCAGCTTCCAGCTCAAGCTCGGCGGCGCGATCCTCGGCTTTTTTGCGGGCCTTCCTCTCCTCGTCAAGCTCAATGCGCATTTCCTCGCGTACTTTGCGCACGGCTTCCTCAACCTCACGGGTGGACATTTCCGAAACGTCGTGATCGGTCAAGAATTGCTCCTCTGTACCGGCAGGCAGGGCGAGGAGCTTGAATATTTTGCCGCGTTCGCCGATCTGAGCGACGGCAGCGTTGTTCCCGAAGCGGGCGTATGCCTGCATGAATACCTGTGCATAGCGCACGCTGCAACCGGCGTTCTCCCTGATCCACTGCTCCCATTCGCCATGCTTGACCAGTGGCTTTGCCTCCGTCAGCACGCGGCCAAGCTGGATTATGCCGTTGGCGATGCTCTTTGCGTAATACTGGGCCTCTTGTGCAAGCCCCCCAAGCACCGCGATTTCGGTGCTGTTCTGAGTGGTAATTTCGTTCATCTGCCATTATCCTTTCTCTGTATTTCAGGGCGAAAACCCTTGTAAATACTTGTGTTTTGTGGTATAATAGCAACGGAGATTGATGCAAGTCGAGCGATTTCCGCCGTCCGTAGCTATTGCGAGTAGCTGCGGGCATTTTTTATTGCATTTTTCGCAATTCCTTGTAATCACTCGGCGGAAGCGGCGGGGATAACCAGTGCGTAAGGTCGCTGTTCCAGTCGAATTGATGGAATCCCGTTATGCTGATGTCGCCATGGCCGCTCCTTGCCAGGACGCAGTTGAGTGCGTCGCTATCTTCCTTGGTCGGCTTTCTTTCCGTTGCCACGATCCACGGGGCCTTGATTCCTTCCGAAAGGCACATCCAGTAGATGTTGAACGAGTTCTTGGGGAAATCGTCCCATCGTGTAAGCATCACGCCCTGATAGGCGTGCCACGCAAACACCTTGCCGGTGGAATCGCCGTCTGTCTCGGCAGGCAAACGGCTCTCCCTGTGAATCCAACCGTTATTCAGATTCTCCATCTGCCGTTCCCTCCGGCAGCTCAACGATCACGCCGCGCTCTGCAAGGGCGTCAATCCAGAATTTTTGAATGTGCTTTTCACAATGGGCCATGGCATCCCACCAGGTCGGGAAACGCCCGTGCTTCTGGCGAAATTTCATCTGGTAGTACAGGCTGTCCCGGTTGTGGGGCTGATCCGGCCTGTGATCCACCGCGCACTCCCGGCATACACCGGGCTTCGGCGGCAAGATCATCACATTCTCAAAGGGGATTTCCTTGACCTTTACCTCGTTGCTCATGCCGTCAGCCCTCCAGCAGATCGCCGAACAGTGGGGGCAGATAGCCAGCCATCACCCAGAGCAGCGGCAGCGCCACCTCGCGCATCTGCGGGTGCGGAGCGCCGGTCGTACCAAGCGCACGCAGTTTGAAGAAATGACGCCATTCGCGGATGTTAGCCGTCATGACGACCTCCGTTTTCGTGCTGGTGGGCAGCACATCACGCACCATCTGCGGCATATCGCCAATCTCAAGCAGATCGAAGTATGCCTTTTCGCACGCCTCACAGGCTTTCTTCCACACATCGTAGGATGGGGAACCCTCGCGCCAGAAGCAAGGTTCAATCACCGTAATCTCGCTGCCGAACTGATCTTTGGCATAGTTGCAGTAGCGCGTGCTTTCCTGGGCGAAGCTGGCAAGGCGATGCCGCACAAGCTCATGGCTCACGCCGCGATCCACGATGAATCGCACCGTCAGGCTGGCATGTTCCAGCATGGCCTCATGACCGCGAGATACCAGCGCTTTGATGAACGTTTCAGCGGTGTCCTCGCCGATCTTGTACTCGGTTTTGTAGCATACGCGGCCCGCCTGCTCGATGGCGCTGTAAATCGCCTTGCGGCTTGCATCGTCCATCTTCTGCGGTCGCATAACCTCAAAACCGGCCCGAATGATTCTCAACCTCAAACACCCTCTTTCAGTTTTCGATATGGAGCTACCGGCAGGAATCGAACCCGCGTCCCCTGATTACGAATCAGGCGCTTTCCCTCTAAGCTACGGTAGCGTAGCGCCTGCTTTTCTGCTCTCAAAGTCAGTCGGGGCAGGCTTCCCGTCCTCTCCGTGCAGGACTGTGCGGCGTCGCTCTCCGTCGTGTCGCAGTTACTATCGGTCTGTGTTCCGTCCGGCTGGCTACGGATGGGCGCGACCCAGCAGCGCACCCGTCTGTCCGAGCTGTCAAGCGTTGCTCACTTCCGCTTTGCCACCGTGCGATGTTGACCGTACCCACGGGATCGTAAGGTTTACTATGCCGCCTTTCGCTCCTGAAAGTCGCTGTCGAAACCTCAAAGACCGTTGTCTACGGACGGTTTTTCGTTGCCCGGTCGTGCCGGGGCGGCTCCCAGGCCGTAGGGAGCGTGCTGAACCGTAAAGCCCTGGTGGAGCAGGAAGGAATCGAACCTCCCGTGCATCCTCCGCACATGTGGAATACTGCACGCCGTCCTTTGGCTGCTCCATGATTGCCCGTCTCTCCGGGCTGTCCCGCAAACCATGCTAAAAGGGCCTTGCGGTTGGTCACTCGTACTCGCATGGTGAACCCCGGTATCATCGCTTCCGTTACTGTTCCGGGTGGCTTTGCCCATGGTTGATCGCTCCATGAACACGGAATGCCATACTGGCGGGAACGAGGGGCATCGAACCTCCATTTTCTCCACGGGCCGCGCTGACATCAAAAGAATGGCTGACCTCGTGGCATACCCGATCCAGACGGGCGTTCCCATGTTATGCCGGTCTTTCCCGGCAGTCACTCGCCCCTCTCAAGGTTTTCCTCACACCATTTGAGGGCCGCGTTATACTTGAGCCATCCAAGCACGCATATCTGATCGTTGGTGCCGAAGCGGAAAACACATGCTTTGCGCTCCCGGCCCTCGGTGTAAAAGGACGCGCCGATCTTGCCATCCCAGGGCGTTTTCTCCTTCTGGCGGCACGTCACGCTCCAAACCCTCGCCACATTCATGACCTTGGAGGCGCTGCCGTCCTTGCACAGCTCCACAATCGCCTTGAGCTGTTCGGGATTGCGGAAAACGAAACGCTTTGCCATGTCATACCTCCTGTATCTCGATCCCCAGGCAGTTTTTCATCTGCCGTCTTTTCAGCCGATAGGTCTTGTCCTTGCGGGTCGCTTCGCTCTTGGCGTCGTATACGGTGTATGTGCCGTCAGCTTCCTGGGTTACGAAATCCGCTATGTACTTCACGCCGCCCGGAAGGTAGAAAACAACCTGGCAGGCAAGGCCGATGTGCTTACCGGCAAGGCATTCCAGCCGCAGCAGCTCGTATACCTGGGCTTCGTGCTTGCTGTCAAAGCGTTTGCCGTCGTATTCGGTTGGCTGATTTCTATACTTCCGTTCCCTCGGTTTGGGATCGGCGTCATAGAGCCGCTGCTGGTTGTTCTCGTCGAGGTCAACAAGAACCGTTTCGCGCTCCTTGTCGTGTCTGGGATTTGTCCGCACGTCGGGCATCTTCTGGCCGGTGCGCTTGCAGTAATCCCGGAGCCATTTATCCGAAACATAAAAGGCCATCTTCTACCTCATACCGCCACACCGGCAGCCTCGCACGCTTCCTTGTATCTGCGCATACGCTCTGCCAGCAGCTTTCCTATGTCCTGCGTCAACCCCGATGCGGATTCCTCCGCGCCGTCCTCCGCCTTGATGTACAGCGGCACAGCAGGAAGGAAATCGCCGGTCGCCGGATCGCGCAGGGCAGTGACGCCAACCTGGATGAAACGTTCCTGCTTTTCCATAATTACACCGCCTTTGCGCTCATAGGATCACAGCGAGAGAACAGATACCGGGCGTTGTACTCCGGCAACAGAACTTCCATGACCTTTTCCGCTTCCGGGTAAGTGAAGTCGGTAAGGCCCATCAGCTTGTTGTAGGCCGTCTTTTCGGACACGTTCAGGAAGTCCGCAAAGGCTTTGGTGGAAATCCCCTTGGCAGTAAGAACATTCTTGATATTGAGCATAAATTACCACCTCCGAATTACCCTTGCTCGTATATCTGCACCTATCATATACCCTTACTCGTAGTTTGTCAATAGTTTTTTACCGCTGGTCGTATTTTTTTACTTTACAAAACCGCCGCCGATGATATAATAGAGAAGAAAACGCTTCGGAGGTGTGATATGGACTTTTTAGAGAAGGTTAATCTGCTTATGCAGGAGCGCAAACTGAATAGGCATACTCTTTCGGAAGCCTGTGGCATTCCTTATACAACAATAGATGGATGGTTCAAGAAGGGATATGAAGGTGCGAAGGTCAGCACTCTTATAAAACTTGCCGACTATTTCTCCGTAGAACTCGATTACCTGGTCAGGCCGTCTATCACAGATCGTAACTACGGCAGGCAGATTGAAAACATAGGAGCAGATGAAAAAGAACTCCTGACCCTTTATCGCTCCATGAACGATGTGGGTAGGAGTTTGATGCTGACCAACGCACGAACTTTCGCCGGGAATCCCGACATGCAAAAAGAAAGGCAAAGCGCGTCGGCAATATGATATTCGTCGATTTTGAAAGGTAATGTGCTATGAAACGTATAGTTGGTATCGTGGTCGCCTTATTGCTCCTCGCGTCCTGCGCCTTTGCAGAAGGGACGACGGAAAAGAAAAACGCATTTGAGTTTTGCGACATGTATATGCAGCGCTTGTGGGAAATGAAGTATGAGCGCGGATTGGATGCTACGCACGATCTGGCTCACTACATAGGGTACGACGGCCTTTCGTATGCGAATATGTTTGCAGGCGACGGCCAATATTACGTCGAAGTGCCTGCGGGAACGCTCCTTGTTTCCGTTCCTGACTTTAGCGTGATCCAACTTAGAATGCAGCTCGTAGCCTACAACCGCAGCGACGCAGAGAAGGAAACCGACATGATCCGGGCGGCAGTAGCTTTTGCAGCCCTTGAGTATGACAGGCTTGACGATTATTCCTATCCGCTTCTGCATCAGATTGACCCGACGAAGCCAGAAAACGTCATGCTTGAAGTAATAGACATCTTCTTTGATGCCGTGAACGGCACATTCAATGACGCCGATCTGATGGATGGCTTTTTCTCGGAGAATGGAAATAAAATCCCATTCATTTCCGGCAACTATGAGTATTCGCTGCAATACATCAACGGTGGCGAGGAAAACCCAGAGGTTGAAGTCGTTTACCTGATCGCTGAATGTAAATAAAAAATCCGCCCAGGCTGCTACCTGTGCGGATCAAACGCAAGGAAAATGCAAACACCACTAAGCACTTTCCGCAGTCAGTATATCACAAGCTGCCTGCGTTGTAAAGTCGGAAAGGATTAAGATTGAACGCTGTAATCTATGCCCGTTTCTCGTCGCACAGCCAGCGGGAGCAGTCCATCGAAGGTCAGCTCCGGGATTGCTACGAGTATGCCAAACGCTATGATATAAACATTGTCGGTGAATACATCGACCGCGCCATATCCGGCATGACAGATGACCGCCCGGACTTCCAGCGCATGATTGCCGATGCTCCGAAAAAGCAGTTTGAGCGGATCATCGTCTGGAAGCTGGATCGTTTTGCCCGCAATCGTTACGATTCGGCCCTCTACAAGCACAAACTCAAGCAATACGGCATCCGCGTCATATCTGCCATGGAGAACGTCGGAGAAGGGGACGAATCAATTCTCTTGGAAGCCCTCCTTGAAGCGTCCGCCGAGTATTATTCCCTCGATCTCAAGAAAAAGATCCTTCGCGGCCAGCGTGAAACCATTGCAAAGGGCCGTTGGTGTGGCGGGCCTATCCCGTATGGCTACAAGGCAGTGGATGGAAAGCTGGTGGCGGACGAAAAGACCGCACCGATCATCCGCTATGTTTTTGAGCAGTACGCCCAGGGCTTCCCCATGAAGGAGATTATCGACGAACTGAAACGTCGCGGCGTCCGCAGCTCTCGCGGCGGAGAGCTGACCTATACCACCTTCTCCCGCGCCCTGACAAATCCCGTCTATATCGGCAATTTCATGTACAAGGGCGAATTGGTTCCTGGCGTCGCAGACGCATTGATCGACGAGGACACATACAACAAAGTGCAGATTATCGTAAAGGCCAATGCGCACGCGCCTGCCGCCAACAAGGCAAAGGTGGAATATCTGCTTCAAGGAAAGGCGTTCTGCGGGCATTGCGGGTCGCACATGGTCGGGGAAAGCGGAAAGAGCAGGAACGGTGATGTGTATTATTACTACTCCTGCGCGGCTCGGAAAAAAGCGCACAAATGCCGGAAGAAGAACGAGAAGAAGGACTTCATCGAATGGTATGTTGTGGAACAGACCTTGCAATATGTCCTCACTCCGGCCCGTATGCGGGATATTGCAAAGGCCGTCGTCGCGGAATACGACAAGGAATTTGCAGGCAGCAGGGTAGAGGAATACGAAAAGGCCATCAAGCAGTACGAGCGGGAGCTGGATAAACTGGTCGATGCTCTGGTAGATGCTCCGAAGGTAGCCCATAAGCGCATCTACGAGAAGATGGAAACCCTGGAAACGCAGAAAGCGTCCATGGAGAATGAGCTGGTCAAGCTGCGGATCGCCAGCGAGATTCGTTTCACCGAAGAAGAAGTGCGGGCATGGCTCCGCCGCTTCTGCACCGGCGACCTCTTTGATCCTGAGTTCCGCCGCAACATCATTGACACCTTTATCAACTGCATATACCTGTACGATGATCGCATCATCATCTTCTACAACATCAAAGGTGGCAAACAGGTTTCCTTTGTTGACCTGGCTGAATCGTTGGATAACGAATCGGAGAGCAGTGGTTCGGATTTGAACGCAAATGCTCCACCAGCAAAAAACCCTTGAGCTATAAAGGCTTGAGGGTTTTTTCTTGTTTTTCGGCCTCTTCGTGACGCTGTCCTTCCAGCGACGGCCCCCAAAAACCTGCCCGCAACGTCTGGATACCCAGAGTCCACAGCCTGAAGCCTGGAACGCCGGGCCGTGTCCCT